ATGGCAACATTTAAAGCGATCGTTTTCCAAACTGGAAGACATATAAAACAGGATGGAACATCCAATATAAAAATTAGAATCTATCATAATAGAGAATCTCAGTATATAGCCACCAGCTACTATATCCAACCCGGAAACATGGATGACTCCGGACGGATCCTGCCAAACGTTACAAACGGCGAAATGATAGAGTATGAAATAAATGCTTATATACAGAAAATTCGGAGAGAATACTTAAAGTTAGGGCAAGAAAGAACTCAATTCATGTCATGCAAGGATTTAAAAGAAGAAATAGAGAAATCCCTAGCTCCTGACGCCGAGTTTATAGACTTCGTAGAGTTCGCCCAAAACATAGTAATTCAGACGAAAAAGAAGAAAACAGCCGAATGGTATAGCTCTTCCATTGATACACTATGTTGGTACACAAAAAGAAAGAAGATAGATATTAAGCTAATCACCTCATTTCTGCTAAATAAGATGATCAAAGACTTATATCACTCCGGGCCCGCCGGCATTCCTTTAGAACCGGGCACAATAAGCCATTACCTTAGAGGACTGAGAGCATTGTATAACAAAGCCAAGCTCTATTACAACAATGAGGACTTTGATATTATAAGGATCCCAGGCGATCCGTTCAAAAAGGCTGAGATACCGGAGTACCGGAGGAAACGAAAGAATATAGACATCAACACTCTATTGAAGATTAGGGATTTCCAATCTGACAAGAAACGTACCAATATGGCACGTGATGTCTTTATGATGATGTTCTACATGATGGGAGTCAATATCAACGACCTATATAGTATTTCGTGCGAACGCCGCGGAAGACTGGAGTACACGCGATCTAAAACGAATACAGAAAAGAATCACGAACAGATACCACTTTCCGTCAAGATCGAACCGGAGCTTCGCATCCTACTTGATAAATACACAGAGGGTTATTTCCTCTCCTACTTTCATACTAACTACTGTAGCTTGAATAATTTCATGCGAGCAATCAATAATGGACTGAAAGACATTTGTATGAACTTAGAACTAGACTTCAAGGTCACCACAAACTGGGCCCGCCACAGCTGGGCCAGCTTGGCAAGAAACAAGGCCGGAGTACCGAAGGCAGATATTGACTTCTCCCTCGGTCATGTAAATAACGACTATAAGATGGCCGATATCTACATTGATATAGATTATAGTATTTGTGATAAGGCAAATCGCGCTGTATTGGATTTATTGCAGAAAAAAGAAGAAAAAAAAGACTGAAACGTTTGCAAATACAAAAACTCTCTATATATTTGCAAACAGAATGGTGTTGAGCTGGATAAAACAATAGTTTTGTCCGGCTTTTATTGCATATATATGCTTCAACAGCTCTTATTACTGAAACTCATCTCATCTTTACGCTATGCGCCACAAAACAATGACGCATGGAAATTACAGTTTCAAAAACAGCTTTATTAGATAAGCTGAAATCAATCGGGCGAATCATACAGCCTAAAAACACATTACCAGCTTATGACAACTTTTTGTTTGTCGTTGATGAATATGGTCTTATTCTAGTAACAGCAGGGGAAGAAGGTGGACGCATCTCTACAAATGTAGATGGCGCTGCCGACTTCATCAATTATTCTTTCATGGCTAACGCCAAGACATTACTCGACGGATTAAAAGAAATCCCCGAACAGCCATTGACTATATCCATCCTTGAAAAGGAATTGATTGTCAAGTATGCCAATGGCAGGTTTTCAATACCACTTGAAAAAGGTGATCAATACCCATCCATGAACACGGATGACACTGCCAGCCCATTTCTTGTTTCAGGTAATGACTTATTATACGGAATAAGGCAAGTCTTGATCTGTAGTGCCAATGATGAGCTCCGCCCGGTATTAAATGGTGTCTATTTTGATATTGGTTTAGATTCAATGTCATTTGTCGCAACAGATGGTACCCGTCTAGCAATGATTGAAAATCCATCCGCTTATACGCGCAAGGAACGGGCGGCCTTTATCCTGCCAAGCAAGTTTGCTAAAATCCTTTCTAATATTGTTCCGGAAGATTGCATGGAAGTAGAAATATCGGTAAATCAGACTAATATTTTATTTGAGTTTGATTCATACCGGTTAGTCTGCCGTATGATTGAAGGCCGGTACCCTAACTATCGTGCCGTTATCCCTCAAAAACAGCCCAATCGTGCAGTATTAAAGAAAGCCGATATAGTCTCAGCTCTAAAGCGTGTATCTGTCTTCTGTGACAGCAACTCATCTCTGGTAGTACTCAAATTCGATTCCAGTTCTCTTAAAATAGCAGCTCATGATTTAGACTTTTCTAAGTCTGCAGAAGAAACGATCAACCTGCAGTCAGGCTGTGATATTGAAATAGGTTTCAAGAGCAGTTTTTTGATAGAGATGGTAAACAGCATTCCTTCGGAAGATATTGCTATCACCATGAGCGATCCGTCGAAAGCCTCAATCTTTACCCGCTGCGATGAAGAAGTTCGTAGCCTTACTTATCTATTAATGCCTTTATCAATTAATTATTAATACCATGGGAAAAGAACATCAATCACCTAAACAGGTTATTCAATCGTATTTGGAAGAGAGAGCAAAGAGTGATCCACTCTTTGCTACTTCCTATGCAAAACCAAATAAGAAAATAGATGAATGCTACGACTATATTATAAGCCAAGCCAAAAAACGTGGTGGTAGTGTTGTATGTATGTCTGACGATGAAGTATTCGGGTTAGCGGTCCATTACTATGATGAAGACAATATCAAAGTAAATAAGCAATCAAAATCGAAAGTGGTAGTTCCTAAGCAACCTGAAAAGCAAAAGGAACTTACGTTAACAGCTGAGAAGTCTAAACCGGAACAGGTTGCTCCTAACAAACGTAAAGGGAAAAAAAAGGAAATACCATCAGGGCAATTTTTATTATTTGAGGACCTATGAAACCAAAAACAGCATTACAGAGACAGGTTGTAAAGCTAAGTGCTAAGCTTCCTGCTATTACTGAGAATCAGACCGCTTGGGCAATAAAAAATTGTTTTGAGGTGGAAGGATTCCATAGGGCTAAAAAGATTTGGTGTACTGAGTGCGGAGAAGTCTTTGAGGCTAAAGAATCCTATTTATCATACTCCTTGCTGGGCATCAATTGTCCTTGTTGTGGTAAGCATCTCAAAGTACAGGGGAGTCGTAAAAGGGTATATTCACCTCAATCAATGTATTTCACGATTATAACCACAATCGAAGGATTTCAAGTTTTAAGGCATTTTGTTATTGCCAAGTCCTGCCGCGTAGGCCAACCTGCCGACATGAAGATCAACGAAGCTGTGCAGAATTGGATATCTCCCAAAGGTATTGAGGTAATAATGTCCAGATCATCCAGCTATTGCTATGGCGCTTATGATCATTGGTGTTGGAGTTCAGACATGGAAATACGTTCTGATTATGGAATGAAATACAAATACCACATTTGGGCAAGTCATATCAAAACCTTAAGACTACTCCCCAAACTGAAGTATGCGGGAATCGATGAGAATTTTAATGGTATCACTCCTGATATCCTATTCAGGATGTTATTGCGTTATCCGTTTGTTGAGACATTGATAAAGCAAGGTGATAAAGAACTATTGGAATATATGGAAGATAATATAACCCAAGTTGGAAAGTTCTGGCCAGCTATAAAAATAGCCAGACGTCACGGCTTTAAGATTACGAAACGTACCGATCTGAGAATGTATTTTGATTACTTGGAAATGTCCAATGCCATCGGAAGAGATATTCGTTCCCCTAAATACGTCTGTCCAAAGAATCTAAAGCAAGCTCACGATGAAGTGATGAAAATAAAACAGAAAATAGATGCTAAGATTGACTTTGAGAAAAAGAGGAAACAAGCAATAAAAGATGAGAGAGAATATCTAAAACAGAAAGGTCGTTTCTTCGGTATAGCATTTGGTGACAATCTTATCCAGATTGGCGTTCTACAAAGCGTTATGGACTTCTTAGAAGAAGGTAAAGAAATGCACCATTGTGTGTTTACCAATAAATACTACAGTAAATCAGACTCTTTGATTCTAACAGCTCGTATTGGTAATAAGCGCATCGAGACGGTTGAAGTAAATCTGAAAACTTTGAGTGTTGTCCAGTCACGGGGTGTTTGCAATAATAATACTGAGTATCATGAACGCATTATTGGTCTCGTAAAAAAGAATATGAACTTAATACGTCAGAAACTGACGGCATAGCATACAATGACCTATATAGAATATATAAACCAATTTTGGAAGATGAATCGGAGTGTAGAATTTAGCTCGAACGAAGTGTTTTTGTACTTTTACTTATTGAATGAGTGCAATATTCGGGGTTGGCAGAATCCGTTTGAACATCCCAACAAGACTATCGTCCTCGCAACCGGTATATCAGAAAAGACCGTCATTGAAGTTAGGAACAGATTGCAGCAAAAAGGTTTAATAACTTTCGAATCGGGTAAAAAGAATGCAAAATCGCCAGTTTATTACTTACTTGACGTAAGTAAAACGGTAAGTAAAAAGGTAAGTAAAGAGGTAAGCAAAAGGGTAAGTAAAACGGTTAACATTAAAGATAAGACTAAAGACAATAAGACAATATCTCCCTTACGCGTGGGAGAACTGTTTCCGGCTGATAGTTTTTTCGACAAGTCTTTGGACGATTGTTATACCGAACTTAAATCGAACCGATCATGGGCGGAAACAGTAACAATGAACACTCGTTCTTCTGGAAATCCTGATTTCACGCTAGAAGCCTTTTACGAGTGTTTGAAGCTGTTCTTTATGAAACTGCAAAATGAGGGTGAAACGACAAAATCGCCAAAAGATGCGATGTCGCACTTTGCCCGATGGTTGAAATTTGAACTTAACAACAAAAAAGATGGAAAAAGTAAGAGAACAAATACAAATCCAGAAACAGATGTTGAAGTGCGGACAATCAAGCTATGACCCCATTACATTGAAGAATTCCGCAGCCTTATTCCGTGAGTGTTGTCTATCAGCATGTTCAAAATTCAGTGTTAACGAAAGCAATCGTGAACTGATGAACGAGTTGTTTTTGTATCTTATCAGAGGGTCTAAAAAATTAGATCGCGATAAGGGATTATGGCTATATGGTCCGGTAGGTACTGGCAAATCTACAATATTAAAAATTATACAAACGTATGATAGACGCAGTAATGGGCTAGCCCCAAATGGATATTATCCATCAGGAGGCTTTCCTATAGAATCGGCATCATTTGTGACAAACCAATATTGTCAAAAAGGAATTGATGGAATTTTGAAATATGATGGTTCCAATGGCATGGCTATCGGCCTTGATGAAGTTGGTAGAGAACCAAAAGTTAAGTACTATGGGACAGAAATGGATGTGATACAGTACATACTTCAAATGAGATACGACAACAGAAGAGGTTGTATAACATTCGTAACGACCAATTTACTCCCGGAAGAGATCCATTTAAAATATGGAGAATATATTGCCGATCGAGTTAACGAAATGTTTAATGTTGTGGAAATCGGAGGTAAAAGTCGGAGATAATTGTATCTTTGAGAATTATTATAAAAAAACAAAAAACATGAAAGAAAAAAAACAGCAACAAGAAGATGATAATCAATTTAATATGAACCTTCTTTACGCATCTGAATTAGAAAAAGCAGTATTGGGTACATTAATGACTGACAAAAAGGCTTATGCGTTAATAAGTGATATTCTTTGTCCAGAATCTTTTTATGAACATCGACATCAACTGATATATGCTGCAATTATTGTCCTTGCGGTTAATCAAATGCCGATAGATATTCTAACTGTAAAGGAGCAACTTAGCAAACAAGGTGAATTAGATAAAATTGGAGGAACATCTTATATAATTCACTTGAGCAGCAAAGTAGCATCATCGTCTCAAACGCAGTATCATGCCCGAATCATTGCACAAAAGTATATATCCCGCCAATTACTTGCACTTGCAACAGATATTCGCTTAAAAGTATTCGATGAAACCCAAGATGTAGAAGATTTAATCTCGGAAATCAGAGGAAAGCTAACTGATATATCCTCATTAAATACGGAACATGATTGTATTCAGATTAACCCCGTGATTGATGAAGCCTATAAACTAATTCAGAAGGCAGCTACACGAACTGATGGTTTGAGCGGTTTGGAAAGTGGATTCACTAGATTGGATAAAATGACATCTGGCTGGCAGAATGGTGATTTGATTACTATAGGAGCACGTCCTGCAATGGGAAAAACAGCATTTATTATATCTATGCTAAGAAATATGGCGGTTAACTTCAGGATTCCAGTCGCTTTGTTTTCTCTTGAAATGAATAATGTGCAGTTAGTCAATCGTCTTATCACCAATGTCTGCGAAATTCCGAGTGAAAAAATCAAGAGCGGACAGCTTGCCTGTTATGAGTGGCAACAATTGGATTATAAACTGAAAGATTTGCAGGACGCTCCTCTTTATGTGGATGACTCACCACTTATGAAAATGGATGTTTTGTGCAATAAGGCACATTATTTAGTAAAAGAAAAGGGTGTTAAGTTGATTGCTATTGACTATGTTCAATTGTTATATAATGATGTCAAATATACTGAAAATAGATATTCGGAAATTAATTACTTCACAAGAAGATTAAAATCTTTAGCAAAAGAGTTGAATATTCCTATTATTATTACATCGCAATTAAATCGGGCAATTGAATCTCGTGAGGGAATTGATGCTAAACGTCCACAGTTAATAGATTTACGTGATAGTGGTACATTATGCGATGATTCTGACTTGATTCTTTTTCTACATCGACCAGAATATTATAAAAATTTTCAAGATGATCGAGGAAACGATATGCGAGGTATGGCAGAAATAATCATTGCTAAGCATCGTAACGGTGCAGTAGGTGAAATATTATTGCGATTCAAAGGCGAGTTCTGCCGCTTTTCAAATCTAGAGGAAGACATGTGCATTCCCATGCCTGGTGAACCAATCGGCACGATGTTTGGTTCTTCTTCAATTTCTAAAACTAAAGCGCCATCCTCTAAAGAAAATCAAATTAAAGATGAAGGTCCATTGCCTTTTTAAAATAATCGCTGAATTAATTTTCTTTTCAAGATTTTTTCTATCTTTGCAATAGAATGGTGTTGAGCCGGATTTTGAAGAAAAATCCGGCATTTGTTATTTGTAAGTTACTGAAACACTAAAGAATTCTCTTTGCTATGTCATACTTAATTTTAAAAATTAAATTTATGGCAAGTGAAGCAGTAAATAATTACATAACTAAGCGCTACGAGCGCTGGCTTGATTACTCCTTGTATCATTGTGGGCTTGCCGGTATTCCTGATGAAGCAACAGATGTCTTGAATGAGGTCATTTGTTCGCTCCTTCAAAAGAAAAACAGGTTACTGGACAAACTACTTGAAACAAGAAAAAATGGCTATACAGAGCTTGATTTCTTTGTTTTGAAGATGATAAAGCTGAATGCATCCTCTCCCACTTCACAGTATAGGAGTAGATACAAGCCCCTGCCTGCGGATGATAACGTAGATTACACGAGACTGGATATTGAAGATAGCTCAGATGAACCGGAGGATAGAAATGCTGAGATATTAGAGAAGTTGCATTTAGTAAGAGAGACATTTGAAAGCCTGGACCTTGGTACAGTGGCAGCCCGTGTCTTTGAATTCCATTTCTTTCAAGACGGAAACTTCTCGGAATGGGAAGGTCCAGAGACATTAAAGCAGTTGTATGAGATATACAACGGAGTACAAGAACTTATTAGAAAGAAAATAGCAGGAGAATCTATATTTTAGAATAAAATCTGCTATGGATAATGAAAATATTAAATATGACCCTCGCAATTATCGTATTCATGGGGAAGAAAACAAAAGGTTAATCAACAAGAGTCTAGCTGAATGTGGTGCCGGTCGATCAATTGTGGTCGACCGGGATGATGTAATCATATCCGGTAATGGTGTATATGAGCAAGCGCAAGCTCTTGGATTAAAAGTCCGCATTATTGAATCAGATGGGAATGAACTGATTGCAATTAAACGCGTAGATTTAGCTACTGATGATGAAAAAAGAAAGCTTCTCTCTTTTGCAGACAATCGTACATCTGATACATCATCATTTGATTTCTCATTACTTGTAGAAGACTTTGAAGTAAATCTGCCTGATTGGGGATTACTTAGTGATGAAATTGATTCATTGACAGAAGATGCTGATTCTAAAATACCAGAAGATCTGACTGCTCCTCGCCGTAAAGATCCTCCATATATAAAAATTGCATTCACTGACATGAAGCAGGCTGAATTATTTGAAAAAGAAATGAAGCCATTGATAGAGAAATTCGATGGGGCAAGTTATGTCTTTGGCGGTGGAGAATTATGAGACTGGAGAAAGCATCATATCAAGCTTCCAAATATGCATGTTTACATTTTCATTATGCACATGCTGTTCCTCAAGCAAGGCTTGGGTACTCCGTTTTCAATTCTGAAGGAGAATGGTGTGGTGTGATCCTCTTTTCGAACGGTGCAAATCAGTTCATAGCCTCCAGTTTCAATATGGTGCAGGGACAGGTGATGGAGCTTGTAAGAGTTGCCCTTAACGGAAAACAGGAATGCACTTCCCAGGCATTGGCCATGGCACTAAAGCTGCTAAAGACAGACGCTCCCGCTGTTAAGCTTATCGTCAGTTATGCTGACCGCAACCAAGGGCATATCGGAACAATCTATCAAGCAACGAATTGGTATTACTTAGGGGAGTATGCATCAGAACGTGGAATCATGTTAAATGGTAAACTGACACACAGGCGTTCCATTAACTCAAAATATGGAACTTCAACCATTGATTGGTTGCATGAACATGTAGATCCAAAAGCTGAAGTAATCAAAGGAGAAACAAAGATAAAATATGTATTTCCTCTTGATAAAAGATGCATAAAAACAATAAGATCAATGTCAAAACCATATCCAAAGAAAATATCTGTAACTAATGACACAAGCGAAAGATGAATCTGAAAAGAAAAAAAGAGGACGCAAATCAGCATATCAGAAAGAATATGCCAATCAAGCGTTAAAGCTCTGTCTGCTCGGTGCAACGGATAAAGAGCTCGCTGAATTCTTCTCTGTTTCCGAACAGACTTTAAATAAATGGAAGAAGGACTATCCCGAATTTCTTGAGTCCCTAAAAAAAGGGAAAAATATCGCGGATGCCAATGTAGCGTACCGTCTCTATAACCGTGCTATCGGCTATAACTGCAAGGCGACAAAGTTTGCTGCGACAGAAGGAAAGATTACCGATTCGAAAGAATACATAGAACATTATCCTCCTGACACGACAGCCGCTATATTCTGGCTGAAAAACCGGCAGCCGGAGAAATGGCGTGACAAGAAAGAAGTTGATGCAAATGTGAATCTTGGTGATGAACTGGAAGGATTGAGTGACGAACAGTTACAGGCTATTATTGATGGTAAAGAAGAAAAGTAAAAGAGAAATATTGATTCGTAAGGCGAAAGCTGCTACCATACTCCGCAAACGAATAGCAAAGAAAGACTTTTGGGCATTCTGTTTGTACTATGATCCGAAGTTTTTTTCTAAACGCCTGTTCCTAAAAAAGGTCGCCGAGGCGTTCATGCGTGTGTATGCATCATATCAAGCAAACATCATCTACCGCCTTGCTGTCAGTATGCCGCCACGTGCCGGTAAGTCTTATATATCTTCTCTTTTCATTGCTTGGATGTACGGTCATTTCCCCGAAGAATCTGTAATGCGTAACTGTTGTTCTGACACATTATACAACAAGCTCTCTTATGATACCCGCGATATTGTCAAATCAAAACGTTATCGTGAGATATTTACTGAGATTCACCTAAAAGGAGATAAACAGAATGTCAAAGGCTGGAATGTAGAAGGCGCTCGACAGGTGTCTTATTTCGGTGGTGGTGTTGGTGGTACTGTCATTGGTTTCGGTGCATCTATGCTCGCCATGACGGACGACTTATATAAGAGCCTGGAAGATGCGCTCTCAGACAATAATAACGAAAAGGTTTGGAGTTGGAAACAAGGTACGCATGATTCTCGTATTGAGGGAAGCTGTTGCATGATTGATATCGGTACTCGCTGGTCCTCTAGTGATGTCCTTGGACGTTTGGAAGAAGCTGGCAAGTATAATGAAATCATCCGCATTGCTGCGCTGGACGAAAACGATGAAACGTTCTGCGCTGACGTACATACAACAGAGTATTATCGGGAACTACGTTCTGAAACGGATGAAAGTATCTGGATGGCCGAGTATATGCAGGAGCCGTTCGAAGCCAAAGGTTTGCTATTCCCTAAATCCTCTCTCATGCGCTTCAAGAGTGCTGATATTGTAGGAAAGAAACCTGATGGTGTACTTGGTGCTTGTGATACAGCTGATAAGGGCGATGATGATTTCTGTGCACCATTTGCAAAGGTATTCGGACCGAAATACTTCATCACGGATGTTCTTTTCACAAAGGATCCTGTAGAAGTAACAGAGCCACGCTTGGCACAAATGGTTATCGATACTGAATGCGACCAAATGCGTATAGAATCAAATAACGGGGGACGTATATTCGCTATTCACGTTCGTAAACTGGTGGTAGCAGAGAAGAAAGCCTGTGCGATACAGGCTCGTCCTACTACGCAGCACAAAGAAACTCGTATTATCATGAAGGCCGGCTGGATAAAGAAATATTGCGCTTTCCTTGATGAATCAGAATACACTAAAGGATCAGACTACGGCCGTTTCATGAAAGCGCTTACCAGCTACAAGCGTGAAGGAGACAACTCTCACGACGATGCACCGGATGGCATGACAATCCTTGCAGAGTTCGCAGAATCATTAGGTTTGAAGCTTAAAACTTCGACTCGTAAAGTGGGACGTGGATAACTCTTTGTGGTACACTTTTTGTAATCTACAATAAAGTATTAATTTTAAAACTAATATTATGTCTACAACAGATTTTAATGATTTTCTTCACGGAGTAGATCTGGAAGATTACAATGAAATTTATGAATTAGCAAATGCTGCTAGTCAAGGAGAAAGTGGTAATTATTATGAAGTTACCCAAGAAGGGGATAAAATCTTTATTAAATGTGTCTATGCTGATAAAACTTTAGCTCTATTGTCAGAAGCGGCAAGAAATGCTTTTATATTAAAATTAGAACAGGAATATATGGATGGTATGGACCAAGAAAGTTTCTGGGGATATAAAAGAGCTTTGGAAAAATCTGATGAAGAAGACGTTAGGCATGGTATTTAAAGTACTTTACTTTATAGTGGCAGGGGGATGCTGACAAATTGTCAACGTCTCCTTGTTAATTATTAGAGTATATTTTGTCTGGTTTATATTTTAAGAGAAAAGTATATGCCATCAATTAGTGAAATTTTAGTTCAAGACGACTTTGGAAGGATTGTAAGTGATCTTTGCGTGGACACCATAGAAAATCGTGAGCCACGGGAATATTTAGAAGAGTATAATGGTAAGCGTAACCGTCGCACTACATCCGTTGGTTTCCGTGAACCTAAGACAGTAGCTGTCTATTCTGAAACAGAAGAAGAATTGAATACCCAAACGGGTAAAATGGAGCCTAAACGATTAGAGGATAAAACTGTTCCTGTTGCCAAAATAGTGACCAATATCCCAAAGAAGATTGTTCGCACAGCAGCAGCTTTTTTATTTGGCGGAGATATGACCATCACAGCAGATAATACAGATGATGCAAGCTTGGAGGATTTCAAAAAGATATTTGTCCGCAAACTCAAAATGAAGTCAGTACTTATGAGCTTTGCCCGTAAGGTGTTGTCAGAAACAAAAGCCGCTATTGTATTTTACCCTGTAAACAAAGTTGTAAATGGGAAAAAAGTCCCGGAACTGAAAGCCAAGATACTCTCTTTGCCAAAGGATGATAACGTTACTTATGAGTTCTATCCACATTTTGACGATGATGATGATATGGATGCTTTCATTCATAAGTTCACAACCAAGATTGACTACTCTACCTACGAGTGTGTCAAAATATACACCTCAGACAAAGTTATCACAGCTATAAATAAGGGGGGCCAGTGGGAAATCAAGTCAGATAATAACCTATTCGGCAAAATCCCTGTAGTATATGCAGAGGTAGATCAACCGGACTGGGAAGATGTCGCTTTACTCATGGACCATTATGAAATGCGGATCTCTAGAATGTCAGATACTAACGACTACTTCGGCGACCCAATGCTAAAATCTTTCGGTTTGTCGAATCTCCCATCAAAAGATACAGTAGGGAAAGAATTAAACTTTTCTATGGAAGTTGACCCTGATACCAGCACTGCGTATCATGGTGATGCTGAATACCTATCATGGCAACAGTCCATAGATTCACAAAAGGAAGAGATTAGTAATGAACGCCACGAAATATTCTCTGGTGCATCATGTCCTGATTTGTCGTTTGACAATCTTATTGGCATAGGTGACCTATCAGGCGTCTCCCGTGAGTTTATGACCATTGATGCAAAAATTAAGGCTACGGAACAAATGGAAATCTTCGGACCGGTAGTACAACGATGTGTGGCTATTGTACAAGCAGGCATGGCGAATATATCACATATCAAAAATTCCAATGCTATAATGAATAATTATTTTGAGGTGTCTTTCGGCTCTATTCTCCCGAAGAATTTAGCAGAAGACTTACAGAATCTATCAACAGCCGGAGGTGGGAAACCAATCAATAGCCAGGAAACACTTACCGCACGTTCTCCTTATACTCAGAATGTAAAAGAGGAAATTGAGAAAATGAAACAGGAAGAACAAGCAGCTTCAGTCAATAACAATCCGCTAGGACCGATATATCAATGAAAGGACTAACATTCTACGACAAGCAGCATATACAAAAGATATTGGCTCAGCAAAGCGAAGTGGCCAATATCTTTAATCGATTTATTCTGTCTATTACCCCATTTCTCCAACAATGGGCAAATCGTAGTAGCGATAATGTATGGTTACGTAATCAAGTTGTCGAAAAATGTGTGGATCGGGAGTTGGATAAGTTACAGTCTCTTCTTCTCACAAATCTTACAGCCTTCAACATAGACGCATGGAAGCGCTCTGAAATGAAGAATGAGGATTTTATATCAGAATACATCAAAGGCATGGCTATTGATTCTGTAAGGAAGCAAGGAATGTTTGCTACAAACAAAGACGCACTCTCTCAACTTAGGAAAGGGTTTGATGCACGCGGCAATAATCTGTCTCCAATGGTGTGGAATCTTGCGGATCAGACAAAAACACAACTCGAGTATTATTTACAGACAGGTCTATCTGTTGGTAGAAGTTCTTCACGGATAAGTCAAGATCTTAGGCAAATCCTAAATGAGCCGGACAAACGATTTCGCCGGGTAAAGGATAAAGAAGGGAAACTTGTTATGTCCCAACCTATGAAGAACTATCACCCAGGACAAGGTATATATCGTAGTTCAAAGATGAACGCATTACGTCTTACAGCTACATCTACCAATATGTCTTATCGTACCGCTGACTATGAACGTTGGAGTAAACAGGATTTTATATTAGGCATCGAGATACACCGCTCTGCAAATAATCGCGGACCATGCAAGATATGTGATGCAATGGTAGGTAAATATCCGAAAACGTTCAAGTTTATAGGTTTTCATCCTTTCTGTATCTGTTTTGCTACTCCGATCACGATGGAACCGGACAACTTTGCTGATTTCCTGCTAAACGATACAGTTCCGCAAGAACAGGTTATAACAGATATTCCCAAAACAGCAAAGGATTTTGTTGACGAGAATAAAAATGGGGTGCAATCCGCTTTTTGGTATAAGGATAACTTTAGCAAAGAAGGAGATTTGCAAAGAGAGAGAACTCCCCAGCCTACTACACCCGAAGTCATAAAAGTATCAAGAACAAAGCGCATCAAGACCGATGCTGAGAAAAATGATATTCAAAAAAGATGGGACGACCGGTTTGTAAGAAACTTCAATCAGAGTAAGATTGAGCAAAAAATCGGCATAAAGAGAGGTGAAGATATGACCTTCGAAGAAGCAAATGAACTGAGAGGAAACATCGGTTATGGAGAAGGAAGAGAATTCAGTGTAAACTGTCAGTCATGCGTAGTTGCTAATGAATTGAGAAGACGTGGATATGATGTAACAGCACTACCTAACCTTAAAAAAGAAGGGAACATTCCTTATGAACTCTCTGGAAAAACTAACTGGGCCTGGATTGATCCGGAAACAATGCAGACACCTGAGAAGAAACAGGCAGGTGGACAATATGTATCAGGACTTGATATTAAAAGCAAGACTCTCACTCAATTGAATAAAGAATTGAACGAGTTAACCAAAGAAGCCGGCAGGTATCACATTGACTTTATGTGGAAAGACGGAAAAGGTGGACATATTATTACTGTTGATAGGTTAGAAAACGGTTCAATCCGTATTTATGATCCACAAATCGGTCGTTTGGGCGATTGGAAAGTTATATCCAAAGATATAAGTCTTAAGTATGGAGTAAATGTATTGCGTGTAGACAATCTATTGGTAAACACAGATATTATCGATAGAATAGTGAGAAAGTTATAAGAATGAACTTGTATAGTCTTTGGGCATAGGAGCCATTCCCATTATATCCGGCGATTGTGTATATGGTGCAAGATGTGCAGCATCATCTTTCACAAGAATAAATTGAGGATATCCAATGCAGCATTCCTTGTCTTCTTTCCGGGATGCTGTATATACCAAGTAGCCTTTCCACTCTCCATAATAGGAAACCTGATCGAATCCATTCTGTAGAGCGAGGATCTTAGCTTTCTCCTTATATTCTTTCTTCTTATCCATATTGCAAATATACTCATTGATTCTGGAATAAAATATAAGGGAAGGAAAAAGTTACTCCCCTTATATTTTAATAGAAAATCGTTATGACAATCATTGATGCTATTAAGAAGGGCTTGAAAGCCGCAGGTGTAAACGAAAAGTACGCCTCTAAGGTTCAGAAACTTTTCAAAATCGAAAAAGAAGAAGATATTGCTACTTATGTTGCCTTATTCAAAGACAATATTCTTCCTGATCTTGAAGATACATCCGCAGTAGAAAAAGCGAAAAAGGACGCTATCGCTGAATATGAGAAGAATAATGGTCTGAAGGACGGTAAGCCAATCAAACCAGTTAAAAAGACCAAGAAAACGACAGAATCAGAAGAGAATGAAGAAAATGAAGAAGAAGATCTCGAAGGTGTTCCCGCCTCTTTGATGAAACTATTCAAGGCTCAACAAAAACAAATATCAGAGTTAGCCAATAGCGTTACCACCTTAACTGGGAATATTACAACATCCAGCAAACAGGCTTCAGCTAAGGTTCTCTTTGATAACGCAAAATTACCAGAAAAGTGGTTCAAGCGTATCGACGTAAATTCTGAAATATCTGTCGAAGATCAGATTAAGGAATTGGCAGACGAGTATGCTGAAATTCGCCAGTCCGCTGTGACAGATGAAATCGAAAATGGTAACTACACCCCACAATCACAGGTAAAAGACCGTAGTGAAAAAGAGTGGCTGGATATCATGAATAAAGAAGAAGGAGCTGGTGAATCCAGTGGTGTCGCTAGTCTTGGTATTGAGTAATAACTAAATTTTATTGTATCATGTATTTAAAAAAAGAAAAAGAATTTCAGTACCATCCCGCCATCATTAAGATGTTGGAGGATGTTGTCGGCGGTGGCACTATTGCCCGTGCTGATTTGAGAAAGGTCCTGTTTGACGGACAGCCATTAGATGAGTTGCCACCTTACTGCATCGCAGGACGCGATGAAAACGGTGGTTGGCATATCATCAAGACAGCAAAAGTGCTGGAGGCTGTAGAAACAGCAGGAAAAATCATCAAGGTAGCTAAAAATCATCTGTTTGCAATTGGTGATTTCGTGACTGTCGGTGGAAAATTTGATGGAGCATCCGATAAAATTACCGCTATCGACAAGAGTAATGCTGCTTATGACTCTATTACGCTGGCGGCTGCCATTGGTGCGATGGCCAAAGATATGGTATTGGTCGCTGTAAAATCAAAAGCTGATGCAGGTTCTGCCGAGGCTACAGTAGAAACATCCGAGGTGGTGATTACGATGGCTAAAGTTGATCTGACTGTTGCTAATCAATCTTGCGGATTGATGGTAAGAGGTACTATTGAGGAACGAAATATGCCATTCCCTCTTGATGCTGATTTGAAGAAGCTTATGCCTCTCATTCGTTTTGTATAATCTATTAATTCATAAATCATTATGGAAAGAAGCTTAATCAAGCAAATTAACAAGAAAAACATGGCGGCACGTCTCAACTCCCGTCATGTGAAGCCGATGTATTACCCGAATTTCTTTGGTGTGAAGAGAGTTACTTCATTGAAGTGGGAAACATTGGTTGGTGAAAAAGGCGCTCCGGTTATTGCTGACGTTATTTCTTTCGATGCATCTGCACCGGAGAAAACGCGTGAAGTGATCGGCAAAATGTCTGGTGATATTCCTAAGACCGCTATTAAGCGCTCGATGACTGAAAGTGAATATCAAGAATACAAGCAGTTACAACGCGATGCCCAGGGCGATTCTGATCAATTGGAACTATTAAATCTTGGTTTCAAAGATACCGATTTTGTGCATAATGGTGTCCGTGGACGTATGGAATGGGCTAGTATGCAATACATGTCACGTGGCGGAACCAACTTGACATCCTCTAATAACAACGGCATCGTAACTACGGAATTTGTCGGCGTGGGTATGCCTGCTGCCAACAAAAAAGTATCCTCCGTAGATTGGGCTACCGCTTCTACTGCTGATGGTCTTCAAGATATTGAAAATGTACTGGCCGATGCAGCCAAGGAAGGTGTGTCTCTTCGCTATATTATTATGCTTACTACTGAGTTCTCTTTGCTGAAAAAGCAGAAAGCAACTATTGATAAGATTAAAGGCTGGATCAATCAAACGTCCAAGGTCGTTATCACAAAAAAAGTGATTAATGAATATCTTGCAGAACAAGAAAACCCATGTCAGATTATCACAATCAATCCGGCGCTCCGTATCGAAGATAAGAACCACAAACGTACTACTATCTGTCCGTGGGTTCGCAAACGTATTTGTTTCTTAGAGGATTTGCGTGTAGGTGATATCCAACACGGACCAATTGCAGCAGAAGATTCTGAGAGTCTGAGAAAGAAAGCATTGATGGTAAAGAAAGATTTTGTTCTGATTACCAAATGGTCAACCGAAGAACCATTTAAAGAATGGACCAAAGGAGAAGCAAACGCATGGCCGGTAGTTAATGATCCGGAAGCGATGTACATTCTGAAAGCTGACGGTAAAGCATGGGCAGCCGATGAAGCTACAGAAGGAACAGACAATATCCCCGCTAAATTCTTGAGTCAGGAAGTTGAGAAAGAAAACTTAGAAGCAGAAGACGAAGAGTAAACAGTTATGGCAACAATCAGAGAAACAATACTAGAATATCCATCTATTGAGGATATGGAAGGCTTCTTGGATAAGGTAGTCTTCATTAAGCGGGGTATCAACCCCGAAGCAGAATGTACTACTGAAAGCATGAAGCTGGTCGGTCTTTGTGTCGCTGATATGTATGTCATGATGGTAAACTCACCGGATTTCAGTGAAAACAAGCTTTCTATCACTCATCCCCGTTCTTTCTATATTCAGACTGCAAAGCAGCTGTATATAGAAAACGGGGAGCCGGAGAAGGCGGCTAAACTTGGCAAGCGAATCATTATCAAAGGAAGGGCAGGTAGCAGATGGTAAAACGATACCCACATACAGCGATAGTCACTATGTCTGCTAAAGGGCAGGTTGTTGACGGTGAATTGGTTCCGGGAATACCAGTTGAAATATCTGTCTCCGGACGTTATGACCCAGTAAGCGATGGAAGAATCGTTCTCAAGCGTAATTCGGCTGGTGATGAAGCGCAAGTACATGGCTATTTCTATACCAAAATGCAGCCACCGGCCGGTAGTAAGTTTTTGCGTTTGAAAGTCGAATCAAAGGGTATTGATGTACCTGTTATCTGTTGGGAACTTTATCAATCACATTCAATTATCAACGTATGAGAAACGGTATGACTCCCCTATTCACTTATGATGAATTGGAAAAATGGTTTGATCGCTTTCAAAGTAAAGCAGAAGATAAGATGCTTGTATTCCTGCAGGCAGGAGGTGAAAAGTTTATCGAAGTAGCCCGCCGGAGTGGTTCATATAAAGACCAAACTGGCAATCTTCGAAGCTCTATTGGATATATAATAGCCAAAGACGGCGAAGTGGTTACAGAAAACTTTAAGGAGGGTGACAAAGGGACTGATAAGACAACCGGTAAGTACAAAGGTCGCAGGCTTGCAGAAGAAGTCTCACTATCATATACTGGCGGTTATGTGTTGGTTGGTGTTGCAGGAATGGAGTATGCGGCAGCCGTGGAAGCTAAAGGGTATGAGGTTGTTTCAGGAGCTAATACGCAATGTGAGAAGTATCTAAGAGATACATTGAAGTCAATTTTTAGCAAGATTTGATTATGGATGAATTCGACGCTGTAGATATAGTTTATGATGCTGTGGCCGCTGCGGGCATCGATGTTATGATTTACAAGGATAAGTCGGAAGCCGGCTTTACTAATGAACACATCGTTATCAATCATCTGCAATTGAATGAGCTCGACTTCATCAATAAAGTGCCTGTTAATATCAACATCTTTGTTCCTTGGAGTGATGAAAATGGTATGTTAAAACGTCAACGAATGAAAGAATTAAAGCGTAAGGTTAGGAAATCGCTTGATTCAATCAATAGCAATGACGGTACATGTAAAGAAGTAACAGTCCTCTGGAGCGTTCCAATGCCGGACCTGAAAGAAGGCTTTGCTTGTACAAATATCAGATTAGAAATTTTAATAGATCAATAATTATGGCAGGAGAAGCTAGACCTATCGCTATGGGCGTAGGTGGAATTAAATTTGGAACAGTCGGTGACGGCGTTCCCGGTGCAGATCTCAAAGATTATCCCCTTCCGACCAAAGGAAGCGTTGCATTTAACTTTGCAGATCCAAAGGAAGTGAAGATTGAAGTAGAAGGTAGTGAAGAACCTTTTTATGTTGAACTGGTGAAAGATACGACAGATTATGTCGAGTTCTCCATCCCTACTCCATCAAATGAGGTTCTTAAAGAACTAGCAGGCGGTGAAGTGGATACAACAGGAGGAAAAAATATCTGGAAAAAGCCTCTTAGTACTCCTTCTATCTCTAAAACGTTCCAGTGTGAAACATTACCTAAAGACGGTAAGAAGGTCGTTTATACCATCGTAAATGGCAAGATCGCCTCAAAGATTTCACAGGCTCCCGGATCAGAGCAAGCAGAGTTGTTGCTTGTTCGTGTATATATGCAAGCTGCTGTTACTGCAGACGGTAAGAGACAGACTGCTTTCATGCGCGAAGTAGTTACTATTGCCGGAGGCGGAGAAGCCCCAGCGAATGCTGCGAATGTCGAAGGCGGAGAAGCTGCTCCAAGTGGTGCGAAAAAATAAATAACGGTTCTGTATAGCTCAGTTGGTTAGAGCGCTACATTGATTATGTAGAGACCGGCGGTTCGATTCCGCCTACAGGAACAAACTATTGAAGGATGGAGCTGAAAGTATTGAAGGTTAGTTGCAAATAACCGGAAGTATTGCCCGGAAGTACAACGGGCTAGGCTCCTTGATGAAATTATGAGTATAAAGAATTTATTTCAGCAAGAGTCTGAATCCGTTACGGATCAGGCTGTCAAAATTCCATTCGAATTTACTAACCGGGATTCTATTCCTAAAGGAAAGGACCCCGGCAATTGCATAGTTATAAAGCCTGTCACCGTTCGGACATGGTTTCGGATACGCCCTTTCCTTCTTGAAGTCGAGAAAGAAGATCTTGATAAGATGATTGTGAAGGACGGAGAACTCAATGCAGACTTTCCGGAACTGATGAATAAATACGGAGGATTGCTTTTTGACATCGTCTGCCTCGGGATTCACAATAAGCCTAGTGATCCTCCGGAATGGTTCAAGAACGCTCTCGCAGACAATACGACATGGGAGGATATACGGATCCTGTTTAATGCAATTATATATCGCATAGGGTATCACCCTTTTTGCACCTCTATCACGATGCTTCGGAACGTGAGCCCGCTACGAGAGACGGAGATAATAGCCGCTCAGAAGAATTTGCAAAGTTGGAAGGATGCAACCAAAGCAGATTCCTAGTGATTGTAAAAGAAGCTCTAGGATTAACGTTTAATCAGACGTTGGATAGTAGCTATGGATTGATAGAGACATTACTGCAGGAGTACTCATTTGTAATGAGAGAGCGTAATAAGATTACTGATGAAGACGGTAAAGTTGAAGGTAGAGATTATGAATGGGTAGAACTACCCTCTTTTGATGATCCTAGTAAGACGATCAGGATAAAGAAGTATAACGATATAGCCGGTAAGGTCAAGGGTTAAGGTAATTTGCTGTTGTGTTTATATATTAGGTTAACTGTTTTTTTTATTAAATTGGTTTAGAGTATTGTGGTCCCTTGTATCTGTGAAGATATAGGGGATTTTTTAATATCCCCTTTTTATCTCAGCATCTACGCTATCCATCATCTTTGTTATTTCGACATTATCCCTTTCCAAATTTTGGATAATACGGGATTGGTAAGTGATCATCCCTTCAATTCTTCCTTTTTTGAGTCCGAGGCTTAGGCCTCTTTGAAAAGCTTCCTGTAGTTCTTTCTTCCGGAGAACGCTATTCACTCCGTTTTTTCTTTCATTTTCCTTGGTCATGGCAACTTGTGTTAACTAGATATATGAGGATTGTACCGTAAGATACAACCCTCTGTTATTTTTAATCTGTTATTTCTACAATATATTGTAAAAGAGCATTATACACTGTAAGAGGAATTTGTTTTTTCCATTTATCTGCAACATCTTTGATATTCTGTTCTTTAGCTCTTTTATAGGATTGAAAAGCCTCTTCAATTGTTTTAAAATAGCCAAGTAGATGACGTTTTCCATTAATTGTAACTCTAGAAACAAAGCAATCATTAGCTTTATGATAGCTAACTCCAATAGGATAGATTCCTCTTGTATTATTACTCTTTATGAATAATTTATTTATTTCCTCAGGAACAAAACAGCATGTATCTGGTGAATAAATCTTATTTCCTTTTCGAAGGATATCTTTTTCTAATTGCCATCCATCAACATAATGTTCTTCAAACCACTCTGCAAATAATTGAAAATTATACCATTCAGAACTAACTTCACAACCACGATATGTTGGACGTCTTTCTAATGATTGTTTATCATAACACCTAACAAACATATTTACCCAATGTTGATATTGTATCGTTGGTTTTTTATTCATAGATGCTTCATGCCTTCCTATTCCAATAAACCCTAATCCATAAACTCTTGGGTATAATGGATCTTTTAATGTTCCTCTCCTGATATTTGTGGCATCAGTTGTGCTAATATATCCGGTTTGAATAAATTCTACATCAACATCATACTTGTTACCATATCTTATAATTTGGATTTCACCATTAAATTTCGTTTGAAAAGTATCTCCTACTTGTAATATACGTTTCACTCAGTACCTCCTTTCTTAATGTCATGGTCCAATTGTTCAGCAGTTAAACAGGATGCAAATGTTATAATATCGTTTATATTTTCATCAAAACGATCTTCAATGCCGTTTGACAGTTCAACGCCATTCTTTCTCATACGGGCGCAAATGTTACGATGCACAGATTTTGTTTCTTGAAGACTTTTCAGTAGACCAAATAATTCTTGGTCTATGATTCTTTCGGGAGAGATGGCTACGTTTTCTTGTGTAGCCAATTCCGGATTAGCCGGATTAAGATTTTCTTTTTTCATAATGTAATGATGTATTTGGCATTTAGGCAGAAAAACGGCTGCCATTTCCCGTGTCGCCAAACACATCATTACAGAACGCCAGAGCGAAAGTAATAGAATCGGGATAAGCAGCCGTATTTATTAATAAGTTTATTAATGGACATAAAAAAAGCCCATAACATATCATGAGCATTGACCGCGCTCTGCGGCATTAACTAATAATGATGTATTTGGCGAGACAAAGATGGATGTTTTTTTTTAGATATCCAAATAAAATCTTCTGAATTTATATTTTATCTAAAAAAGATGGGAATACGAAATAAGGAAGGTGCTCTCTACTTTAGTACCGGTATAGATAATTCAGGGTTATATTCAGGACGTCGAGAGGCAATGGGAATCATCAAAGCTATGGCCAGTGAGATCACTTCTTTTGATGTATTCGGTGGGATTGGTATAAGTGCGGGCATTGCATTTGCCCAGGCCGCCAAAGGTGCATACGACTTTGAAAAGCAGTTCCAGCAAAGTATGAAAGAAGTTGCTACTCTTTCAAGTGGGATAAAGGGGAGCTTAACGGATTATATGAATCAAGTCGTAGAACTGACCCGAGAGGTGCCAGTACTTGCGAATGATGCGGCTAAAGCATTGTATCAGATTGTATCTGCCGGCCATGATGGTGCGGATGGTATGAAGGTTCTAGAAGTATCGGCTAAAGCTGCTATCGGTGGAGTTACCGATACGGCTACGGCAGCAGACGGTATCACTACCCTATTGAATGCCTATAAGCTTGATGTTTCAGAAGCAGAAAAAATATCAGACCAATTATTTACAACTGTCAAGCTTGGTAAGACATCGTTTGGTGAATTAGGTAAGAGTATCGCGCAAGTTGCCCCCATTGCTGCCAGCTATGGGGTAGAAACAGATCAAGTATTGGCTGCTGTAGCTACACTTACCAAACAAGGTACTCCAACGGCGCAAGCAATGACTCAAATACGTGCTTCCATTATTGCAGTATCCAAGGTGCTCGGTGATGGCGCATTTGATAACAGGACCTATCAAGAGGCGCTAGCAGAAGTTGCTAGACAGGCAGGAGGCTCGGAAGCAGAACTTCGTAGATTAGTGCCGGAAGTTGAAGCTGTTAATGCAGTTCTCGGGTTAACCGGTATAAATGTCAAAGAGGCTGCCGGACATCTGGAAGAAATGCAAAATGCCACAGGTGCTGCCGAAGCAGCTTTTAAAGAAATGGCTTCTTCTGCTGATAATCAAATGAAGCTACTGGGGAATAACATAACGGCCGCCCTTCGCCCGTTAGGACAGGAAATCTTAAAAGAAATATCTGCCGCAGCACAATCTATGAACGAAGCCTTTAAAGATGGCAGTGTTCAAGAGGCATTGAAAGATATAGGCGCCTTAATAGTTGTCGTCACGACTGCCCTTGCAGGATACCAAGGAGGTATTCTTGCTGTAAGTACTGCTAAACAAGTATATGCAACAGTTACGGCTATTGTTAATAAACAGCGTGCTATTGAAGCGGCCAACCTTGTATTAACCAAAGGTATGTATGCCATTGAAGCTACCATGATTGCCAAGAACACATCTGCCCGTATTCTTTTAACCAAAGCTTTAAAGGCTCAAACAATCGCTCAACTGAATAATGTTGCTACAATGTTGACTAATCCATATATTGCAGTTGCGGTAGCATTCGCAGGGCTTGGATATGCTGTTTACAAGTGTGCCACGGCTACGACCGCTGCCGAAAAAGCTCAAAAGCGATTCAATGCTACCATAAAGGAAAGTAAACAGAGGGCAGAAGATTATAGGAATCAAATTCAAGATCTTGTGTCCGTTGCCAAAAACGATGCAGCTGCCACTTTTGAAAGGCATAAAGCCTTGCTTCAATTACAGCGCTTAATGAAATCCGTTTTTAAGGATATGGATTTGAAGAAGCTGAAAGATATGGATGATTTGGAACTAACTAACAAAATAGCAGAAGCAGAAGCAAGAAGAAATGTTATTATAGCTAAAACACAACTTGTTCTAAAACAAAAGGCGTTGTCACAATCAGAAAAAACGTATGATAACTTGAAAGATACCCCCGGAGTGTCCTTAAGCTCACTGAACGACTCAAAAAAGGATATGGATACGGCCAAAAATGAAGTAAAAATGTGGCAGGATGAAGTTAACAAAGCTGTTGATATTCATTCAAAATCCAATAAAGCGCTAGTGCAAACTCAAAAAGAAGCTCATGAAAAAGCTACTACGCAAAATAAGGCTTTTTGGACGAAGCAGAAAGACGATGCTACAAAAGCACTAGATTCAATCGCTTCGGCACAAAAGAAATTGATGGATGCCGGAAATTTCAAGGGTATAGACTCCGCTGTGGTAAAGTCCTATAAAGAAAATGCCAAGAAATTGAAAGAAGCTGAGAAAGAATTAAAAGTCTATGACTCATCTTCCAAACAGGACGATAAAACGCAAAAGTTACGTGAGGAGCAGGAAAAATACAAGCTCCTGCTCGATAAGCAAACACGCGAACAGGAACGAATCAAGATCGATTCAGCAAATGAACTCGAACAGATTGAAATAAACAAACTCAAAGAAAGTAGTGAAAAGGTCCTTAAACAAAGAGAGCTTAATCACAAACTAGAATTGCAGGCTATTGAGCGTGAAGCAGAAGATAAGAAATTACAAGAAATTGAAAAAGCTCGCTCTGCTTTTGAAGCTAATCCGGAAAACAAGAAGAAGACTTTTAATACAAGTGCTTTCATCAATTCTGAGTCAACGAAGAAACTGTTTGCCATGTTCGACAACGTTGCAAAGGAAGCCGCTGCGACTTCTGATACAAAGTACAATCGTGGAGATGATCTATCTGATTTGTTGAATCAGTATCAGGACTATACAGATCAACGGCTTGCGATTGAACGAAAGTTCAACGAAGATATTGCTACTCTTCAAGAACAGCGCAAACAGGCAGAAAAGGACGGAAATACAGAACAGGTAGAACAGATTGATCGTTCCATCACCCAAGCTACAAAAGATAAGGGTATGGAACTTATGAATATGGACTATAATAAGCTGAAAGAATCTCCGGAATACGTTCGTGCCTTTGAGAATTTGAAAGAAACATCTTCTGAAACTCTTAATTCTCTTCTTTCTCAACTAGAGAATGCAAAAGGGACAGCAGCTAAGGTATTATCTCCGGACCAACTTCGTGAATATACCAGCACTATTCAATCAATCATGGATGAACTGGATTCACGTAATCCGTTTCAATCATTATCTGACAAGAAGAAGGAACTGGCAGAAGCGGAGGAAGAACTAGCTAAAGCGCAAATTGAGTTAGAGAATGCCCGGACCCAGGCGGAAGCAGTGAAAGGCGGTGCTATGATTGAGAACGGTGTCAAGTCTTCTAAGTATAATCTCAAGACCGGAAAGATCGATTCAACTAAAGCTTATCTAACCGAGGCGCAGGCGTTGGATAAGGTGAAGGAGAAAACGGATAACTACAATGAAGCAAAAGACAAAACGACGAAAGCCAGTGCAAAGGTACAAGCTGCTGAAAGGAAAGTGGCAAGCGTTATCGGAGAACTCGGTGACGCTTTAAAAGATCTAGGTTCAGCTATCGGCGGACAAGCCGGTGAAATTATAAGTATCATTGGCAATATCGGCACCTTCGCCATGACAGCGATGAATGGCGTAGAAACGGCATCAACAACGGCATCAACTGCAATCAAAGCGGTTGAAAAAGCATCTGTCATTCTCGCCATCATCGGTGCAGCTATGCAGATAGCAATGAAAATCTTCGACCTGTTCGGCAAAGACGACACAACAGAAAAGTATGAGAAAGCCAAAGAAGCTTATGAATCTTATATCAACATTCTTGATAGAGTGATAGAAAAGCAACTGGAATTGGCTGCAACTCTTACAGGAGATAATGCGAATGCTGCTTATGACAAGGCCCTTGAAATGATAAGGCTACAGAATGAGAATGCACGTATTTTAGGTAAACAATACTTGAACTCTGGTGCATCCGGCAAGTCACATTCAAAGGGATATACTGAAGTGGAAGATATGTCCATGGAGGGGTGGAAGCAAGCAGCAGATACGCTAGGTATGAGCGTCGATGAATTTAAAGACAAAATGGGCGGACGCATGGCCGGTCTGTTTGATTTGACAGATGAACAACTTGCAAAACTTCAAGAAAATGCTGGGATCTTCTGGTCACAACTTGACTCTGACACTCAAAAATTCGCGGATCAGATAGTGGATGGTGTTACCCAGGTTGCAGAGGTTGTCGAGCAGAAGATCACCGATGCTACTCTCATTGATATAGACGGACTTCGTTCAGACTTTCAGGATCTGCTTACAGATATGGATGCCGATAGTGCTGATTTCGCAGATAATTTCGAGGAATACATGAAAAATGCTATTCTTAATTCCATGCTAAAAGAATCGTATATGGGTAGGCTAACAGAATGGAGAAAGAAGTTCTATGCGGCAATGGATAATGGGGTAACTGAAAAAGAATATAACGATTTGAAGGAGGAAGGACAACAGATATCCAATGACATGAAAGCTGAACGCGATAAGATGGCTGATATGTTTGGATGGACAGGAGATGAATCGTCGTCTCAATCTTCCTCACAAAAAGGATTTGAAACAATGTCACAAGATACTGGTAAAGAATTGAATGGGCGTTTTACTGCATTTCAACTTTCCAATGAAGAAATAAAGAATCAGACGATTATACAAACTGGAGTACAACAGACAATGCTACAGAAATTGGAATTTTTATATAATTTCAATTATTCCTCTGCTACAGAAATGCGTGATATGGTAGCAGATGTTCTCAACTATCTCGATGCTATAAAGAAAGATACATCTCATTTATATTTTATACGAGAAAGCCTAGATAAAATTGAATATAATACAAAGGGATTATCAACAAGATGAAAGGACAAGCTTATATAAATGAAAAAGATATGTTTACCACTTGGGGAGCTACACTTGCCAAGGGGGCCTATGAAGCATTACTGAAACCTGCGCCTAATAAAGAGTTAATTCAGAATAAAAGCCGCCTAAGTCCTGGTAAAATAGTCATTACTAATAAGGATATATGCAAGACTGATGAACGGGACGTAACCTTATCTATTTGGATCCACGGGGAGTCTCAAAAAGATTATCTGACTAAGTATAAATCTTTTTTAGATGAAATAACATCAGGGGAGATCTTACTTAAAATTCCAATCCTAGATATGACATTTAAACTTACATATTCGAACTGCTCTAGTTATGGAGATTATGGACTCACAAAAGGTAAATTGACTTTAAAATTGAACGAACCTAATCCCCAAAACAGAGAAGTAACAGTATGATTAATATCAAAGACATATTCGGAAACATACGCTATTCTACTCCAATTAATGAAGGTAGTAAGCGCAAATATCTCTTGATGAAGGAGGATTATATCACATTGAAGTTTTCATTGGATGATCCTGTACACTTCAAGTTAGGAGATGGTATAGATAACGAGTTAGGCGTCTTTGAACTTGTGGACTTGTATAAGCCTGCTTATAACACATCAACAGGTGGCTATGACTACGAACTCCGTCTTGATGCTTACTATTGGAAGTGGAAAAATAAGAAGTTCTTCTATACTCCGGAGAGTACCGGTCGCGAGGCGAGCTGGAACCTGACAGCCACTCTTGACGTTCATCTTAAAGTCTTCCTTGATAACCTGAAATCACTCGGATACAAATATAGAGAAGAGGATTTTAAATATGAGATTGACACTACGGTTGAAAACACTTCCAAGCTCGTTTCGTATGATAGCGTAAACCTGATTGATGCCCTTACCCAAATGGCGGAGACATGGGAATGCGAGTGGTGGATAACGGATAAGACAATTCATTTCGGGCGCTGTGAATACAGCTCTCCCGTAGATTTCAAGGCCGGTGATTTGACAGATACTGAGAATGTGAACGTCAACAGTATGACACGCAGTGACAGCCAGACAACCTATGCTACTCGTGTTTATGCTTTTGGTTCTACTCGTAACATTCCTTCTACTTACCGTAAGAATCTTATTTTTGATGTCAAGCAGGTCAATGGCAGGGAAATATCTGATACAGCAAGGCCTCTTGATATAAAGTACTTTCCTGGCCGAGTGGTTCATAAGGAGGAATATCCAGTAAATGAGGGCATAGGTAGTGGTGCTTTTACCGCGTCATATACAGAATGGACGCATGACACTGATATTGTAGCTTCGTTGCCTTCAGGGGATTATAAGGTTTCCTCAGGAGATGGCATATCAATTAATGTATCTACGGTTATTCCTTCAATCGGAGCGGGGCGTTCTTTTCTTCCCGTCGGTGATTATGTATTGAAGGCCTCTTATATCTATAAAGTATCCGGCTCAACTAAAGAAGTTTCTATAGGTAACCAAACGGTAACCTTAGATCAGGATCAGCAATACGAAGTATCTGTAGCGTTTGCTGTATCCTCTTCTTTACAGATTGAAGGAAATGCCACAGATCTAAAGATTAGAATATATGTACGTGTTCCATCTCGTGAGTCCTCTATTCTGAACGATTCCTTCTCGGCTTATGTTTCATACGATATAACTCTGTTCAAAGGATCATCTGCAGATGCTACAGTAACCTTCCTTTCCGGACTAAATTCGGGTAATACATTCTCTTGTGTATATAATCCGGACCATTTAACAGGAGATTCGGCTAATGTTATACAATTGCCGAGTGGAGTTACGGCTTCTTTTGGTGACAGATATACGATTGACAACATCATCAAGGGAAAGGTACCTGACAGCTACTTCAGCAAAGACGACAAGGAGCTCACCTTAAATGGTGTGGTCCAGAAACGTCTTATGCTCCCGGAGGAAGTCCCTTATGTGGATGCCTACCGTTACAGCCCGACCGGTGAACGTATCAACATCGGAGATGAAAACTACGACGATCCTGATAACGTGGAAATGCCGGAAGAGGAAGCCATCGAAGAGATTGTCATATTCGAGGATGAATATCCTAAGTATATTGGTAGTACTGTGGTAGTTCCTGCTCCTACTTGGGAAGATGAAAAGGTTGATGATAAGCCAACCGGCAATAAATATCCTATCTATACCTTCAAAGATACAGGACTGAAGAACTTTACAGAAGATTTCAGACTGAATGGTGAAGAACTTCACATGATATTCCAAACTGGTAAGCTTGCCGGTATGGACTTTGCTATCAATATTGTAGAAAGCGATAATACCGGAACAACCTTTGAAATATTACATAATGAAGACTACGGACGCGCACTTCCCGACGATGCACTATTCCCGCAAGCCGCTCATACGGAAGATGGAAAGGATGTTCCTGCAGATACATATGTACTCTACGGATTCGATACCGCATTCATCTCCGAACAGATGCTGCCGGACGCAGGGCAAGAACTATTAAAGAAGACAAAGGAACACGTAAAGAAGTCCATGATTGACCCGTCCACCTACGATTGTGAGATGAAAGCTGATTTTATCTATAATAATGGCAATATCCGTACATATGAAGCGGGTGATAAAATAAACCTTATAAACAGGGCTTATTTCCCCAACGGTCGTCAATCCCGTATCATCGGTTTCGAGTGGCCGCTGGATATTCCATACGATCATCCTATATATACAATTGGTGAAACGGCTGCCTATTCGCGTATCGGTGAGATAGAAAGCAGGCTTGATAATCTTACTTACAAAGGACATACTTATTCCGGAAGTGCTGTCGGTGGGGGTGGAACCGGCATCTATGTCATAGGAGTTAACGATAAGACCTTGCCATCCGATAGGAGTGTATTTTCTGCAAAGAGATCAATGCAGAAACATATCAGTAAAAAGAAAGATGACACGGCCTCCGGCCTGATCACCTTCCTGCAAGGTCTCGTGTCCGAAACGGTGTCCATATTCCGGAAAGGGGTCAGATTCGGTGATTTCGTCACCGGCATGATCGGCGGTTCTGGCGGTGCTGTCACAGTTGAGGAGAAGACGGGCAAAACAATAATGGAGATTGATAAGGCCATCTTCCGTGAAGAACTTGTTGTCCCTAAGATCACCTTCAACTGCATTGACGTCATCTCCGGCGATAAGGCCAATACCTTCGCATTCGGAACAATCAGGTCCGTAGACACAGCAAACCGGATCATTGAACTTGACCTGCTTGAAGGGCAGACGGGCACCCCGAAAGTGAACGATATCTGTCGCGGCGTTTTTCATAAACTTGAAAGTGGAAACAAGACATCTGACAGCGCAGACGCAAACGGATTCCTAAACTACTCAGGATTCGCTACGACCTATTTCACACCTTCCGAAATTCTGTTGAACGAACCGGGAGCGATGAAGTTTAAATATACCCTGCAGCCTGGAACAACCGTCCACCCTTCATCCGGCATGAACTTCTACGCTTACGGTAACTTCACCGATGAGACCCGTCAGGCAATGACTTACGAGACCCGTTATTACACCCGCCGTCTTAAAAATGTCGATACCTGGGTAATTGACCCGACAAGGAACATCTCGATGCAGGACGGTCTTCTGGAAGGTCTGACGATCGGTGGTTTCGTGATGCACGGGCACGGCACCTTTCAGGAGAATACTTATCTGACCGGTCCCAACATACAGTTTACTCCATCTCAGATAGAGGAATTACAAGGGAAGTCGGCATACAACGTTTCTCTGTCTTCCTACGAGCGCGTAGTAAAGCTTGACAGTGCAGGCAATTTGACTTCTCTATATGAAGAGCTGAACGTCATCTCCGGTAATCAGAATATAGTTTCCGGTGATGAGAACGTCGTTACCTCCGTGTATAACCTTTCCACCCGTATCCAGGCATTCAAGGGTGAAACGGAACTGTTGTTTTCAGAATCAGTGGACAAGGACAGATATGTCGTTGTCGTATCCGCCACCGGCTGTCGCGCTTCCGTGGCTGCCGGTATCCTCACCATCACGGAGGTCACCAATTACGAAGAGTGTTACGTAGACCTGAAGATCAACTGTGAAGGAAATGCCGTATTTGACAAGCGGTTCTCGGTCGTGGTTGTCCGCAACGGCGCCGACGGTGAAGGAAGCATCACGGCTGACTTTAGCGACGAGATGCAGTCTGTTTCCTGTAGTGCTGACGGTACGGTCACTTCCGGCCTTCCGCTGACTTCCACCTTTTCAATGTACTACAGTTCCACGAAGCTGACGCTCGATTCGCTTTCCCGTGGCAGCGTGCCTGGCGTAACCGTTACAACCGACAAGGACACGGGAATAGTAACCGTCACGGCAATCACGAAAGATGCCGCTGATACCCTTCGTCTCCCGGTGACCGGAAAAGCAACCTATAACGGCGTACAATATGAGCGCACTATTCATCTTTCTATCAACAAGGTGAAGCCCGGCGCGGATGGAAATGACGGAGCGAATGCCGTCATCTACTCCCTGCAGCCATCCACTAATGTGATTAAAAAGGATAAGGACGGCAACAGCGATACGACAAACATTTCCTGCCGGATCCTGAAGACCGACGGCTCCTCTACGGTTGTCTCCTCCCGTCCCTCCGGCTATTCGCTGGATTACATCATAGATTCGGGTACGCCTAAAAGCTATACACCCGGAAGCAATATTGCCATATCGGGTATCACAAAGGATATTACGTTCAGGATGTACGCTGAAAACTCATCGGGTATCACCCTGGTTGATCAGGAAACGATTCCCGTCGTTCAGGACGGAAAGAACGGCGTTGATGGCACAGACGGTCACAGCCCTTATATCTCTGAAAACGGAACATGGATGGTGTGGGATGCAGATCAGGGAAAATACGTAGATTCCGGCGATCCGGCAAAGGGAGATGACGGTCATTCTCCCAAAATACAGAATGGCACCTGGTGGGTCTGGGATGCGGAACAAGGAAAGTATATAGACACCGGTATCAAGGCAAAGGGAGAAGACGGGGACCCCGGAACTGATGGAAGGTATGCCGAACTCCGTTACCGCTATGCCTTTGACAAGCCTGCGGCTCCTGCGGGTGTGAATCCCGCGGGGTGGTTTCTGTCTCCCGAACCGAAGGATTTATCATTTATCCGGCATACCGGTGACTTCATACTTACTGATAACATGTATATTTCCCCGACCCCGGCATCTGACTCCGCTACTTACAAGGAACGCATAACCTTCGTTACGTCTTATGAGAATCAGGTGATCGACCTGTTCCTTTCGGTATCTTCTGAAGCTGGCGACTTCGGCCTTGTCTGCCCTATCGACGTAGCCTATACCGATAATGTAACAGCCTTGTGGAGGAAGTCTGGAATCGTTTCGGAAACGCTGAGTATCACCGTTCCCTTCTCCGGTTCCCATTTCATCGATATCGTTTATAAAAAGGACAGTTCTCTCAGCCGGAATGAGGACCGCATGAAATACCAGGTTATTTATCCGCGCACCTGCTGGCTGTCCACATCAGTCATCAATCCGAATACGAATGCTTCCGCCTGGAGCGCTCCTGTCTTATTTCCGACCGATACGCCGGAAAACGAACAGGTATACCTGTTGTCGAAGTCACATATTGTCGTGGACTTCCCTTCATCTGCCCCTTACACGGACGAGTACATCGGTGAGGCTCCCGCTTACGACAGCAAGAAAGCATACGTCAGGGGAAATATCGTCAGATATAACAATAATTACAGGGTGTGCCTGATCAGCTGCACGGGCATCGCTCCGGACACGTCCACGAACTGGGAGGATATCGGATGGTGGACAGACAATCCATCAGGAGCGGGCGAAGCGTTCCCTTACGAATACCAGTGTTCGCGTAAGTTTACGGACGGCAAATGGGATAATTATGAGAACACGATCCTGTTCACCCACTTCGCCAAGGACGGTACGGACGGCAATGACGGTATAACTCCCGTCGTGACGCAGTTGATCCCTTCGGTCACACAGATCGGACGCACCATGACCGGCAGCTATGAACCGGAATCGTTTACCGTTTCGCACAAGGACACGGAAGGTACCCTTGTCAATGCTTACATGGCAGTCTGGGGCAGCAATGACGGCAACTCGTGGACGCGGATTGGAAGCGTTGAGAACGTATCCTCGAAATCTATTAACGTGGCACGGTATCCTTATAAATACTTTGTGGTACGTACCTACGGGACATCCTCCGCCTCGTTCGGCAGCGATTATCTGTTGAGCACTTCCGTAAGCGTCCTGCATGACGGTGAGAAGGGAGAATCCGGAGCGCAGGGTGCCATGCCTGTTTATTGCGGATTCTACGAGAGCGGTGTGGGCTATACCTATACGGACGCCACCCGTGACATTATCAACTACAATATCGACGGCGGAGTATTCACCTTCCAGGTGAAGGTACATGGTGCGGTGGTCACGACGCCTCCGACATCCTCCACCGGTGACGCCAACTGGGAACCTGCCGGCAAGTTCAAGTTCGTAGCCATGGACACGGCCTTGATTGACGGTGCCAATATTGCCGGATTCATGTACAAGAATCTGCTGATGAAATCCCGTCTTGGTCTGCTGAGAGGAACGGAGACGGATATCAAGGATGTGGGTGAATCTGACATGCAATGGTTTAAGCCTTATTTACAGCTTGACGGAAATGCGGGTTACATAGACGCGATGGCTAACGTGAGAGTAGCGTATCAGATCATTGACGCTGGTACGGATCTGAAAAAGAACCTTTCATGGATGGTTCTGAATGCTTCCGGGTATAACAGAATCAACAATCTCGGCAATCCGGATACGGGTATCGGTCTGCAGATTTACATGCACGAACTTGGATCGCAGGTGTTTATCGGTAATTTCTACAGTTATGCGCTATATGTGTTTCTGAATGTACAGTTATCAAATGATGTGACTTATGCAAACTCAATTACGACGGTCAAGATCAAAATACCCGCCGGCAAAATGTTCAGAGGGGTTGTTATTCCCAACGCCTTAACCTATCGGAATGGCGGAGTCACGGTGATTGAGCAGGATGGTACGGAAGTCCGCTATCCGTTCAGCCTGTGTATCTATCCCTACTCGGAGCTTATCTACATAGGAGTGACAGGGAATTACAATAACATCCCTTATTACGAGGTGGTGCATTAAGGAGAACTTTTAATTTGTAAATTATAGCCGTAGCGGTCTGTGAAGATAGCGAGGCACAATCTTAAAAAACATGGATTATGGAAAATCTAGACATAAAAGACTTTCAGAGTGTTTCCTCCGTGTCGGAACTGGATAACATTCTGCTCGTACAGAGTACGGGAGTAAACGGCAAGATGACGGTCGCCTTATTCAAGACGGCTGTCAGGAATGATGTTACACCCTCCATCAAGGAGAACGTCTGGTGGATCGGTACCGTTAATACCGGAATCGTAGCCGCCGGAAAGACCCCCGAGTTCCGCAAGGGTGACCTTGGCATTGAATGGAAGTATACGACCGATACGGCATGGAAGCTGCTGGTCAATTACGAATCCATCTCATTGACCTTTGACGATCTTACCGAAGCGCAGAAAAACTCGCTGAAGCTTCATTTCAGTGATCTGACCGGGGCGGAGATAGCGCAGTTGCAGCAGCCGGCCCGGGATATGATCGCTACCCTGCAGGCGACGAACACAAGCGTGACGGATGCCGAGAATCTTCGTGTCGAAGCGGAAGAGAAACGTAAGACGGACACGGCCGCCGCGATTAAATCGGCTACAGACGCGGCAGGCGCAGCCAATACAGCAGCCAAAAACGTCCAGGACGGCAAGACGCCCGCATTCGAAATCGGTACAGTACAGCAGGGTACTTCCGCTTCGGCTGCCGTCACGGCAAACGGTACTGACGCCTCGGGCAATCCGAAATACTGGATCAACCTCACCCTGCCCAAGGGCGACAAGGGCGACAACGGCAAGACACCTGTATTCGAGATCGGGACGGTCAGCCAGGGATCTTCTGCTTCAGCCAGCGTCACGGCAAATGGTACAGACTCATCCGGCAATCCGAAATACAGGATCAACCTCACCCTGCCCAAGGGCGACAAGGGCAATCCCGGGACTGACGGGGAAGACGGAAAAACGCCCTCCTTTGAAATTGGAACGGTAGATAAGGGAGAGTCCGCATCCGCTACGGTCACGGCAAACGGTACTGACTCATCCGGCAATCCGAAATACAGGATCAACCTCACCCTGCCCAAGGGAGACAAGGGCAATCCCGGGACTGACGGGGAAGACGGTACGGATGGAAAAACCCCTGTGCTGGAATTTGGAACGGTCGCTACCGGTAATCCTGGCACGCAGGCATCCGCTACGCTGACGGCTAACGGAACAACGGCAGAAGGCAATCCGAAGTATCTGCTTTCACTGACTATTCCGCGGGGAGACAAGGGGCTTCCTGGAGAAGGATCGGGCAATGTGTCCGCGTCCGGAACCGGACTGGTAGCAGGAAAGAAGTACCTGTTTGTACCTTCTTCCAACGGCAGTACGGAAGGCTCCTTCGTAGAATACGCGGCACCCACCATTCCCGAACAGGTGCAGCCGGACTGGAATGCTACTTCCGGGAAAGGTGCCATCCTGCACAAGCCCACGATTCCGGCAAAGGTAAGCCAGCTGACGAACGACAGCAACTTTGTAAGTAAGTCATATGTAGATGATGAGATAGACAAGATTCCCACGCCCGACGTATCCGCGCAGATTGGAGCGCATAATACATCAGGGACAGCGCATGCGGACATCCGGACCTTGATCACAAACTACCTTTCGACGGCAAAAGGATATACGGATACTCAGATATCCGCACTGATCGGAACGGCTCCGGAAATTCTTGACACCCTCGGAGAACTTGCAGCGGCTGTGCTGAACAATCAGGATGCTGTTACGGCGATCAATAATGCTATCGCTCAGAAGCTGGGAAAGACGGAGGCTCAAAATCTGTACGTCGCATTACAAGGTTATGTAGCTTATTCGCAGGCGGAAAAGACCAAGTTAGCTGGAATCGCAGCAGGAGCAAATAAGATTACCGTCGATTCTTCCTTGTCGGGCACCAGTACTAATCCTGTTCAGAATAAAGTTATTAATACCGCTCTGGCAGGCAAAGCTGCATCTTCCCATACTCATACGAAATCTCAGATTGTCGATTTTCCGACTATTCCTACCGACAACAATCAGTTGGCAAACGGTGCCGGATACCTCACTGATGCCCCTGACGACAATAAGCAATATGGTCGGAAGAACGGTGCATGGTCGGAAGTCGTTGCCGGAGCGGGAGGAGGAGTTGAATACTATGATATCAATTGGCTGTTGGATATGTATGAAGATGGAAATTGTACACAAGAGCAATATGACGGGTTATTGGATGCAGTTCAGAATAACAAATATATGGGATTTCCGACTTTTTCTATGGTCGGAGATGACAGCATAATATCACTGTCGGTTATTATTGGATTAGCAGTTCAAAATCTTGCTGGTGCTTCGGTTATTAAATGGGTAATCACCCCATCACTTCAGGTCGAATCATCTTCGGGAGACATACTTGGCGGCAGAAAAGTAGATGAAAATTCTTCCACTGCGGCCGTAATTTACTTGCGGACCGATAATTTTCCTGTCGCTGTCAATCCTGTTACTTTAAATGTGAGCATGCCGGAATCTGAGAACTCCGCTGATGAATATATTTTCCAGTTCACCAGCGGAATCTCTCCGACAGTGCTGACCATGCCCGCTTACATTAAATGGGTCAATGAACCCGTGATAGAGGCTAATAAGACATATCAGGTATCTATAGTTAACAAAATAGCGGTGATAGGAGGTGTGGAATGAGTTACTTTAGAAGAGGGCTGATGATGGCGCAGCAGAAGATTGAGAACCCATATGATTTTAATGGGACGGACCAGTATCTGGATACCGGCATCAAGTTATGGACCGGACAACCCTTTACGCTGATGCTGGTCTTCACGTCACGAGCGGTGGATAACGGAGCGAATCAGACCATATTCACTACACGTAACCATGGAAGTGAGCATGGTGTCACTTTCTCCCAACTTACAGGATCAGCCTTTGAACGCTGTAGTATGATTGGAAAAAGTGGATATACTCCTAGTACGGTTTTTGATGATAGTGTGTATGGCGTCAGAAGAGGGCTGGTTTTGACTTCTAACGGTAATAGAGTTACTTATAGTAAAATCGTGACCAGTAATGACGCTTATACTTATAGGATTCCTTCCAGTATATCACTTCCTTCATTCCACACCGATGAAACACTGTTGCTGGGAGCAAACAGAATAGCTTCAGGAATAGGAGAATTTTGGAACGGAAAAATAAATGCGATGCGTATTGATAACAGAGAACTAGGGGCAAATGAAAAATATAATTTCTTTATAGCACAAGGATTATGAAACAGTATTATAAGATTGAAAACGGAAAGAAGATATTCGCCGGACGGCGAATCATCATAGGTGACATGCAGGTGATCAATCCTGCGCATGAGCAGTATATAGAAGCGGGATGGACGGAGTATACCCCCGAACCGGTCGTGCCACAGCCGAAGTTGGCTCCCTATCAGGATGAGATGGTTATGGCTATGCGGTCATTCATGCAGCCTCAGTTGATGACGCTCTCAGACAGTGAAGCACTTGAAAAGAAGGTGCTGTATGACACGTGGAGCTCGAAGATCGGCATCAATGTGTCACAAGGCGAACGGTTGTATTACGATGACAAACTGTATAAGGTCCGGCAGGAACATCTTGTGCAGGAACAGTATCCGCCATCGACCGATACGTTATCTCTTTATGAAGTGATTCAGGAACAGAGTACCGGGACGAAGGATGATCCGATTGCCTATGTCCGGAACATGGCTTTGGAACATGGCAAGTTCTATACCCAATACGACATTTTATATGAGTGCTATAATGCCATGCAGGCTATGCCGTATGACTTAAAAGACTTGGCAGCTCATGTCAGGGTGGTAGAATAAAAAACCGCCTGCTCATCACGAGTTAGCGGTTTATAAACACAAACAAAACAAACATTAAGGGAAATATCCCTTTGTTTAAGCAATACAAAGGTAGTATTAATAATTAGATAGAGAAAAGGAATATGGGATTAAATGAATGGCTGGCTCTGATCGGGGCTTTGGGAGGTTTCGAAGCAATCAAATGGATAGTTAACTTCTATGTGAATCGTCGAACGAATGCAAGGAAGGAAGATGCGACAGCGGATAGTATGGAGGATGAAAATGAACGCAAGCAAGTCGCATGGCTGGAAGAACGTATCGCTCAACGTGATGCCAAGATTGACGCTATTTATGTTGAACTCCGGCAGGAACAGTCCGCTCATCTGGAAGATATTCATAAGAAGCATGAACTGGAGCTTAGATTGAAAGAAGCTGAAATAAAGAAATGTGATGTACACGGATGCACTAACCGGCAGCCGCCAAGTGACTATTAATTATAAGGAGGAAAGCAGTAAAGCTTCAAATAGTTGATATTATTGTTTTGTTAATTGTTATTCTTTATTGCTTTTCCTTTGACTAAAACAAATAGAAAAACCATACCAAATTCCAATACCAAGAAGAATAGCATAGATAGTATTGATATGAAAGCCTGATAGACTACCTAGTAGTATGGCAAAAAAATTTGTAAATATTAAAAGGAATGTAGTCATTCCAAATGTGATTTCTTTATCATTTTTATCAATAAATGCTAGCCGGAAGTAAAAAACTCCAGTCATGATGATAGTTATTCCCAATGCAATAATCATTTCACTAATAATATTCATGTTATTGAAATCAGGGAAAAAAAGTGAAATCAAAGTATAAAAACATGGCGATGAGATTAGTACAGATTTTAAAAGGTACTTCTCATTATCACCTAGTAATTTGAAGAAAGGCTGTAAATCCATAGATAATAAATATTTTATTATGCAAATATACACAATATATTTAAAAAAGAAACAGTATGGCAGAAGTAAAGAAATTAGCACCGTTCATCCTAAAATGGGAAGGCGGTTTTGTGAATGATCCCGATGATTTAGGTGGTGCAACCAACAAAGGTGTAACAATCGCTACCTATGAAGCGTATTGTAGAAAGAAAGGCTATCCTAAGCCTACGATAGAACGGCTGAAAGCTCTGACTAAGGAAGAATGGACTGAGATTATAAAGACAATGTACTGGGACAGATGGAAAGCTGACGAGATCAAATCTCAGTCGGTCGCTAATATTCTCGTTGACTGGGTATGGGCATCCGGTGTGCATGGTATCAAGATACCGCAGGATCTAGTCGGTGTACTGCCCGACGGCATTGTCGGACCGAAGACCATTGCTGCAGTAAACTCCCGTAATCCACGTGAATTGTTTGATCAGATCAAGCTGGCCAGGTTTGACTTCATTGAAGAGATCTGCCGGAAGCGTCCCGCAAACAACAAGTTTAAGAGAGGATGGATGAACCGGATTAATGATCTAAAGTTTGAATCATGAAACGGCTAATATACATTATCATATTGCTGACGTCAGCAATATGGTTTTCATCCTGTCGGAGTATCCGACATATTCCGATTGAAACAGTAAAGCATGACAGTATCTACATCAGTAAGATATTACATGATAGCATCTATCAAAGAGACAGCATCTACGTTGATCGTAAAGGTGACACAGTACTTATCTATAAGGATCGGTACTTATATAAGTATAAGAACTTGATTGATACAATGTATATAAACCGGATAGATAGCATACAGATACCATATTCAGTTGAGAAACAGTTAACCAGGTGGCAGTCTGTCAAGATGGAACTTGGAGGCTGGATTTTCGGGGTTATTATATTATTTGCATTATTTTTTGTAGGATGGATGGTGTTTCGTATGAAAGAAAAGTAGTATATTTGCATTACAAATAATTCTTTTTGGAAAAAAGAGTTTGTTTGTATATAATTAATTTATACTTTAGCCTCGCCAAATTAATTATATCTAAAATATGAATCCCTTTTCATCGTGTAATCCGTAAAATCGGGTTAAGGTATAGATAAACCTTTTGGCACACGATGATAAGGGATTCCCATTAAATAAATGAAAACCACAATTGAAGTCTTTACATTCTCTGTAAGAAGATTTAGAACAGATGATTATTTGTCATTTGCAGATGAACCAGATTTATATACACTATTAGCGACTGATAATACTAATTTTTGGAGATTTGTTGATAACAGCATGACTGGAGATGTACCATCGGCAAAAATGACTGTTAGGATACCAGAAGCTACAACAGACCAAGTATTCCACCATCATAATGATAGGGAAAGATTTATTAGTGGTATTATTGAGACGGGGTCTTATGGAAAAGAATATGAAATTGCAGATAAAGACAGTCCGAGAGACATAGAATTTGTGGTTAATAAGACATCTGCAATTATCAAACCTTTCTTTTACTATATAAAAATTCCAAGAAGTGGGAATAAAGGGTTGATGATATTAGAACGGACGGATAATGATGGCATATATCCTTTGATGAGAATTATTTTAACGGCTTTTATTAATTTTCATTTTGGAGTTGAAAATGGATTTAATATAGAGAAAAAAAATGTTATATTAGCCTCTTACTTGGAAGAATTACAGAATGGTAGGTATAGTTCAATATCTTTATCTGCAAATTCTCTTCCAGCAGATATAACAGATCGTTATTTTGGTAGTTTAGAGTCGAGTGACTTTTCTGTGGAATTTAAAATGAAGTTTAAAAAAAACATAGGTGAGATTAAAGAGCAGGAAATTAGACGAGCCATTAATTCGGGAAATTATTTGTTTGATTCTCCAGAATTAAATGCTATCTTTGAATCAGCATCTAAAAAAATAGTATCAACTGTTGGTACCAAACCAAGAACATTTTATTTAGGTGGTGGAGAACAGCGTAATATGGTACGTCCATATTATGAGTTAGAGGTTGAACAGAATGAAAAGGGTTTTTCATCATATAATTCTATTAAGAATGCTACTAAACAGTTTATATTAGATAATCCTGATTTTAATACATTGTTGTAAGTTATGAAGTTTACTTTTATAAATATTGGTGAGATTCTTCAAAAAGAACAAGAGATTCTTAAAGCGGATTCTAATAATAAATGGGTTTTTATTATTTTCCCTTTATTACTAGGCATTTTATGTAGTTTCTTATTTTATACTGACACAAAAGCAGTTTTGGGTATACTGACTTTGTTTTTGTCTATTTTTATACCAATATTTATAAGCTTGTTAGCTACACTTATTTCATTTGTTATGAATAAGATTAAAACTCGTCATAACAAGGAAAGAGTTCCTCTTATTAAGGAAACTTTTTATAATATCTGTTATTTAATTCCGGTATCTTTATTCTTGCTGGTATTATCGCTATTAATGAACTTAACAATTGGAGATAATTGTGTCATTTATTCCAATAGCTTTATTTCTCCTATATGCAATAATGTCTTTTCGATTGAAATTACAATACGATTTATCTATATATACATTATTGGAATTTTCTTTTACGGTGGTGTTGCGCATTTAGTGATGAATATATTAATGGTAACCAAACGTATATTTAAATTATTCGACAAGGAAATTGATTTAATGACTAATGCAGAAGATGAATCCTTCTCCCCCAAAGATATATCTATTAACTCTGTAATAGATGATGAAGATATTCCAGGTTAATTATATATCTGTAATTATCTTCCACATTGCCTCGTCTCTCTGATTCGGGCTTTTCTTTGTCCGCCTCCAAAGTGTTACTATCATTATGCTATAGAAGATTGCGTTATGTGACAGTGTGACGGTCGTGTAATCGCCTTGGGCCAAAAGATTCGGGGCTTTTTCTTACTCATAATCAAACTTCTCGTATCTTTGCAAAAAAAGATCTATAATGAAAGTCAATCATGAATATGAAAGAATGCCGGCCAATGAGGTTTGGAATGTAGTAGTAGCTTATATTAATAAGAACAAGCAGTTTTTGTCCTCTACTGGTATTAAATATAATGCCAAAGTCATAATTGATTCTATAGAATACAAAGGTGGAAGGGAAGGTAGTGTTAGAGCCACTGAAGGAGAGTCTATCAGTAAGAATCAATTTATTTCCGCATTTAGGCAAGTCCGTGACATGGAATGTATCAATACAAAAAATGTCAAGCCATATATTGATAGAAAGCAAAGTCCATTTGTTGGCTTACTAAAGTCCGTTGGCATCATTGAGTAAGATACGGTTCAGGAAGTTAAGAAAAAACGAAGCGCTTGCTAAATTTGCTATAAATAATCGGTAGCTGAATAGTCACCTGTTTTTATGCTCTCTGTAGAATACTAGAGTCGTCAAATCTTCATTTCCTCTAATAATTGGCAGAATATCATCCCAATATAAAAATAAATAGTATATTTGTGTACAGACGTGGATGTCTGTTGTACATCTCTCTACGGAAAAATTGCTAGTTTTCGAGATCGAGAGAAGATAATACGTTATTAATTCCAAAAATTAGCCTCGACTAAGCGTAGTCGGGGTTTTCTTTTGCCCTTTATCTACTATTACTAATAAGAATCTGAAAAGTTCGATAGAATAGAAAAAATTTCTCATTTTATATACATCGGTAGAAATAAGTAGTACCTTTGTCCCTGGAATCGTTAATTTCCATCCGCGACGGCGGAATTTGCCCTGGCTGAATGGTCGGGGCTTTTTTATTTGAAATTTGATGCGACATCTCCCGAAATCATAAATTAAAAAACTTACCTTCGTGACATAATTAAACGATGCAATTATGGAAAATGGTATTTTATATATAATAGGAAATGGCTTTGATAAATATCATAAAATCAACTCTAGTTATGATGACTGGTATAATTATGTAAAAAAAAGGAAAAACAGCGTCACCTATCTTTCTCTTAATATAGAAGAATTCTTTGAAACATATTTTAAATCAAAACCTCAAATTGATGAAAAAAAAAATGAATGTTTGTGGTCTGATTTTGAATCTTTTTTAGGAACTTTTGATTCAAAATTGTTTTATGAAGATAATGATGAAACTTCAGAATGGTACTTTGAACAAGATATCCCCCCGTCGGGTGGTTTTGATGGATCAATGAACGACTTAATTACTCACGCGTACGAATGGCAGAATAAAATTAGAGGTTTATTTTTCGATTGGATTAAAGATGTTTCCGAAACCGAGATAGAACAAAGAAATATGCATTTTGAAAAAAATGCTCTCTTTTTGTCTTTTAACTATACCCCTACACTTGAAAAATTCTACAATATTCCAAAAGTTTTTCATATACATGGATATATTGGCGATGACAATGAGGAAAATCTTGTTTTTGGTCATGGAGCGGAAGTTTCAGAAGGCGAAATACCTGAACGAGATGAAAGCGGGGAAAGTAATCGAACTCCCGATTTTGATGCAAAAGCAGCATCCCATTCTCTTTTTTATCAATTTCAGAAACCAGTGAAAGATATTATTAACAGAAATCAAAACTTCTTTGATTCTCTAAAATGTGTAGGAAAAGTAGTCGTGCTAGGACATTCTCTTAATGAAATAGATATGCCTTATATTGGGAAAATTAAAGATTCTATTTTAGATAATTCTAGTTGGGCAATAGTCTGTTATAGCAATGACGATAAGCAACGTGCAGAAGAAGTAATGGAGAAAATAGGAGTCGCCACAGATTTACGTAAGATATTAACTTGGATAGAATATGAAAAAGGTTTGTTTTAACAAATATAGAAACTATAAATTATGGGCTTATGAATCAAAATATCGAATACGAGAAGTTTACACAAGAAATATATCAGGAGTTGAGCAATGCTCGTGGTATTACAACCAATGTTGAACACAATGTCAAGCTCACGGGTAAATCAGGACAAAAACATCAAATTGATGTATACTGGGAATATAAAATAGCAGGTATTCAACACAAAGTAGCTATCGAATGTAAAAATTATAACCGTAAGCTCTCTGTTGATAAGGTAAATGCATTTCGTGGTGTATTGGCTGACCTTACCGATGTTAAAGGTATTATGATAGCTCAAAAAGGCTATCAGGCAGGAGCAAAAAAAATAGCAGATTCTTGCGGAATTTATCTAAAAGAATTAAGAACTCCTAGTGAAGATGATGATTGCATAGTAGCAGAAACAAGGCTCAGTCTAGGTATATCCCTTACACAACGTGTTTTTTCACTTGATAATGATTGGGCAAAAGCAAATAATATAAATTGGTTATCATATAGAAACTTCAGTGTCTGCTTTTCGCAACGAGGTAATGAATGGGGAGAAGATTATCTTCCTTTAGATACCGCTGGAGATGAAATTCTTGATGAAAAAGGTAATGTAATTACGACTTTTGATAAATTAGTAGATGAATTTCCTCAAAAAGAAGTACATGTATTTGATTTTACGAACGCCTATGTTATTACCCATAATTGGGGAAAAGTAAAAATAAAAACGGTTAAATATATTAATAGCAAGACATACAAACAGACATTAATAACTCTTGATGCAAGGGATATAACAAAAGCAATACTCAAAGACGCACTGAGTGGTGAAATAATGTTCTTTTTTAAGAGAAGCTAAAAATAGAGAAGACATAGTAGAGGTAGCCGAATAAGCTACCTCTCTAATTGTATATTGCCTTTTCCCAATCGTCAAGCACTGTCATTTCCCATTTAGGAATATCAGGCTCAATATGGCTGATGGATACTCCATATACAGAAAAACTTTTGCCGATAAATTCACTGATAGCTTCATCTTCTCCCTTCTGAATGCGGGTAGTCATGAATATATGCATTTCCTCCCAGCTAGTTGGTGCAATGAATAGCGAGTGTATTGGCTTGCCTTTAATGGGACTGCCAACAACAGTGTCTTTTATGCGCTCTAATAGAGAAATAGCTTCGTTAAATGTCATATTGTTGATTTTTCAACAAAGATAATAAAAAAGGCAATTTACTCCTGTCATTAGTATAATATCTGTTTTTCGGCTAGAAGTTTCGGTGTTATTTCAGAGAAATTCGGTATCCCCTATTACATTCCTCTTAAAAAAGATATTTCTTTAATTCTTCAATTGCTTGTTGTGCACTTCGAACTATAACATATTTGTTTCGGCAGCTCTCAGCTTGTTTTTGGAACTCTTTTTGATGATCTGACTGTTTCCCTGTCTTAATCTTGAACTCTAAACAGAGAGAAGCAAACCCCTTTTTTGGTATGAGTACGATTACATCAGAAATTCCGGGCTTCACTCCTTGACGTTTAAGGTTAGCAGCTTCTCTAACATGGCGGCTACCACCATTCGGAACGGCAAATATAAGTCTGTCCGGAATATTGGGGAAATATAAAGGGACAAGTTTGAAAAACTCTGTTTGTATACGAGCTTCTTCATTATTATGTACTTCTTTAGAACGTGGAGGATTACGCTGATCGGCATAGCAATTATAACACATAAATCCGGTGTCGGTCTTAATAACCGACACCGTTTCCTTTCCACATAAAATGCACTTTTCCTTAGTCATTAATTCAAAACTATCTTAATTTGAATTATTCTTCATCATCATATTCTGTATCAAAGATACGTGCAACCATATCTACAATATTTTCCTCAATATCTTCCGTGGATCCAGTTACCGCATTGGCTATATTTTTCTTCTCCTGAATGATCCGATAAACTTTTTCATCAATAGTTCGCCGGCCAAGAAAATAGTAGCAAGTCACAGAATCCTTTTGTCCGATACGATGCGCACGGTCCTCACATTGACAGCAATCGGCGTACGTCCAAGGGAACTCAACAAAGGCGACATTACTTGATGCGGTAAGCGTCAAACCGACTCCGGCTGCTTTTATTGAGCAAATAATAATATCCACTTTAGGATTATTTTGAAAGGCGTCAACCGCTCTTTGCTTCATGTCCGGTGATTCTCTACCTGTTACAGATACAGCCGTGGGGAAGTAACGTTTCAATTGATCTACAACTTCATGAAGCGAACAAAAGAGGATTATTTTCTTTCCATTCTCCCGGAAGTCTTTCACAAATTCAATAACATCGCGTACTTTTCCACGTGCTGAGATATTACGGAGAACCCCGATCTTTACCATTACTTCGCCACGCAGAGCCTTTTCAATCTTCTCATCATCAGCGTCCTTGTATTTCTGTAGGTACATGATAAGATCGCGTTCTGCATCCGTATACTCCTTACGATTAGTAATTTCGCATGTATTTACCTGACGTATCTTATCCGGTAGGTCTGTGAGGACAAAAGATTTCTCACGACGGAACATACAGTACTGCCAAAGATTGAAATTCAGTTCTTTCAAATTAGAAGCCTCTCTTTGTCCGGAGCAGTATCGGTTAACAAATGGTTTATAGCCACCAAAATCCTCCATACGGTTTAGAATCGCCAGCTGTGGAATCAAATCTTTGGGCCGATTTACTACCGGTGTTCCAGTAAGTTCTATCACCCATTCTTTGCCGGTGCATATCCCTTTACAGAATTTAGCCTGCTGGGTAGATGCAGATTTACAACGGTGACTTTCATCAATGATAACTGACTTGAATAAATTGATTGAGTTTCTAAATTCTACATCTCTCAATGTCCAGCCTTCGGCTTTCTTTATGCGTTGTACAAAGTATTTCTTTAATGATTCATAGTTAACAATAAACACCTGGTGCATTCCTGTCTGGAAGAAGAAAGTCCACGTATCACGCACCTTGTCGGTTAGGATCATCGCTTTTTTATCTGTAAATTTCTCCCATTCACGTAACCAATTTATTTTGAGTGAAGATGGACAAATGACAAGACAAGGAAAAGCATCAGCAAGATTTATTGTTGCAATACTCTGCAATGTATTATGAGTTACTATATAGCTATCCGTCAGGTATAAATGATCAAGTGACGACACTTTAATACACTGCTGTTCAAAGTCTCCAATATACTCTACAGATTTGATATAGCGTGTAGTCTGAAAAGATTTATTCCGATTCCAATCTTTTATTTTATATGATTGTTCACTAAAAGGACAAAACTCAGTCCTAATGTTAACTTGGAATTCAATAGTTTTAGCATCATCAGTCCTATTATACATATGAGGTATGGCAATGCCCCCTAATGATTGAACTAACTCCATTATATCTTTTACCAATAAGACAGATGTTGTGTGGAATATAGTTCTATTCTTTATACAGCTACCATCTGTATCCATTAGCCCTCTCAACAAATCAAGTCTTTGGTTAACAGACCCTTGAAGATATTCCTTCGGGATAAATTTATCCTTACTTAATATTTCAAGTTTCATTCTTTTTATTTCTTCTCTATACAGGTGAATTTTACTACTATCTTTTACGATTTCATAATGTATAATAGTATCATAAGTAGATGAACTTATTTTCAACCCAGATATCAACTCATTATTAATTTTACCAATAATAAAAGATTTGTCTCTAGGAAGGCTAAACTGTATTTTTTTATGATTCAATCCTGCGTCACCAATTATAGCTCCCATCGTATATGATGGGATTATAAACCTTTTATGTGCATATTGAACGGGATCACACACAGGAATTTCCCATTTAAAGGAAGGCTTTCTTTTAGAAACATCCCGCTTAGGATTCATTTTATTAGTTAGTCCCAAATAAAGCAATTCTTGCAATGATTTTACCGTCCAACCCATTCCACGTCTTCTTCTGTTTTGATCGCGTACGCACCAAAGATGCTCAAGATTACAATCAACATGAGAATTATCATTCATGGTAACTCTATATGTTTTTCGAATTCCTTGAGGATAAATTGCTTCTACCGTTTGAATACTTCCATCTTTAGCAAAAATCTTGTCTCCAACTTTAATCTCTCCCATTTTAATCCACCCTGAAGGGGTGGCAATAAGCGTATAAAGCGGATTTGCTTTTCCGAGTCCCGGTTCATCGCAATTCATAAACCGTTTTAGTTCCAATCCCCGTGCAATACCTTTAAGCTGATAAGGATAAGGCTGAATCTTTAAATTGTGCGGAACGGTTAGATCCGGCAGTTCCGGAATATCATAAGCGATATCTTCCTCCTTTTTTTCTGTACCGTTCACCCAATTTATATTCTCAAACTGCTGTATTTGATAAATCATCCTTTCAAGCTCTACCCTACTCCTTGTCGGGACAATCCAAACTTTCTTAGTACCATCAAAATGTCTACCGGGAATCTGTCTGACCCGATCTATTATTGAAGTCTTATATTTGAATGATAATTCGAAATTATCTCCTTTTAATTCAATATTCATGATTCAGAGTATTTAGCAGGGGGAATTATCCCCCTGTGATGATTGATTATGCGGTTGCGTCAAGAGGTGCAGGCGCCTCTATTTGTTTTTTACGTCCTCTTTTTTTAGGCTTCTCTTCTTCCAGTACAACAGCTTCTTCCGGTTCATCCGTTTCGAAATCAAGCCGCTCTTGTCTGACTCCCCATTTCTCTTCAAACAGATAACTTTCAACTTCCGCATCACAAGCTGCAGCATCAATGCTCAATTCTTCATAGTAAGGATAGTCTGCATCAAGGAGAGGAACGAAGATTTTCAAGTCAACAACTTTGCCGGACTGGAGAAGTTTAGCTCCCATAATGGTAATTCCAGAAACGCCATCGACGCTATCATTTGCATAGCCTGCAATGATATAGTTTTCTAGAGTCTCTGCATAACCCGGAGAAGTAAAGCTATCCTTGTTGATATTAGATGCCTCAGGCTGTTCACACAATACAACGAGATGTAATTTAAGCCGGCTAAACGCTTCTCTTAAATCGCTGTGAATGATCTGATCGCAGCTCTTGTTAATTACATTCGTGTAGTTTGCTTCCGAAAAGCGCTCATTGTACACTACATTCAGTCGATCTTTCTTAACGACTGCCTTCTTGATTTCATTTTTTACTTGTTCCATAATCTTCTTTAGTTGATAAAGTGATAATACTAAATGCTGATACAACTCCCATGACGGCAGCCGTAGTTATTTCTCTAGTCGTTGCATCTTCTCTTTGAGAGAAAGATAATGCCGTAAACAGACCGATAACGGCTAGCCCGATTGTGATTCTTTTTAAGTTTTTCATGATGATTGCTTTTTATTGTTATTATACATTCCGGACATTTTCATTTCTTCTTTTGCTTTACTTATCACAGTTACACACCATGATAGTTGATGCGTTGCCGTCCGATTGCAGCGTTCGCACCAGTCTACCAAATATCGTTCTTCCCTACATAGAGAGTTAACTAGAGCATTTATAGCCGTCGCTGTTGCTTTCGCATTCTTAGCTGTTTCTACAAGCGTCTGCATGACCTCAGATTTCATCGCCTCATTGAGCCAGTATTTTGAGTCTGCAAGCAATTTGCCGGAACGGGCAACATATACAGCCAAGTCATTGCCACGTTGTACAGCTTCTGTCGCGTCTTCGCTCATGGTTATATTGAGAAATGAATCGATATTGGTTAATTCATCCAATATTTGATATTTAGGTGTGATAAGTAAGTTCATATTGTTTTCACTTAAAATATATTTAAACCATTAGTTGCCACCATTTAAAAGCAAGGTCCTCGTATTTCTCTTTTCCTCTGATATATGAAGGATGGCTACGATCGGTGATAAAATGCTTGAATATTTTGCAATTCTTTTTTGAGATTGCATAAATGAAATCCTGTTCACTTCCTGCAATATCCATATACCAGGCACGGGAACGATCCCAATCGAAAAAATCAATAGCTTCATCGAACTGCGCTTGGGATTCCGCAAAAGTCGTTTTTAAATCACCTCCAAAGTTGAAAGCAGATAGCCACCAGTCCCACTTACACCGCGTATCAAGGTGATAAGCAAAGTTCCCGTAATAGAACTCCTGCTGCCTATTAACCATAAACCTTTGTGTGTCAGACTGTGCCAATACAACAGCTAAGAACTGGTCTTTCTCCGCTTCCTTCCGGAGAGCCTTACGCATTTCAAGTCCTAATTCAAATTCTTCTGTCGTGTACACATAATCATCTACCATCAGCTTGTCATACCGAACACGGTCATTCTCTGTGATAAGAGCATCTACAAGAGTACCGAACTTGAATGCTTTTTCTTTATCCCCGTATTGAGCACGGGGATAGAGATAGTTTTTGAGTTCTGTCAGGTCAGAGTTACTGACTTCTGTACGCGAATAATATGAATCGGGATTTGACATAACTATTTAGCTTTTACATCTGCCTCATAGCTGATGAATTGTGATTCGATATGTTTTTGCTCTTTACTGTTTGCTTGTTTCTCGCAATAGGTAATCATCTTTTTAAATATCTTCTCCAGTTCCTCAACAGGCAAGGTTTGCCCTTCGTTTATCCACCACATTTGGAACACCTCTAAGTATCCCTGTTGGTGAAGTACAATAATTTTTTCTTTCACCTTAGCATTTGTCGGCGGAGGAGCAATAGAAGCGGCAGCACCCGCAAAAAGACTACCGATTGAACTTTGCTGCGCTTTCATTGCAGCTTCTTGTTTAGCTGCTTCTTCCGCTTTTTTTATTTCTTCCATCTGTTTAGCCGTTTCTGCAGCTTCACGTTGTTTGCGTACTTCTTCCGCTTTGGCGGCTGCCTCTGCATTAGCAAGACGAAGCTGCTCCAACTCTGCTAGTTCTTTACGTTTAGACGGAATACGGTCGGTAAGATCTTGCTTAACGTTTAATAACTTAGCCTTATACTGTTGAGCATATTGTTCATATTTACCTTCTAAGATATTTCGGCGAATCTCCTTTTTTGTTTCTTGACTGATATAGTAAGTCGCTGAATCCGCACTAAACTTATCAAAATGAGATTTGGGATAATCGGTCTGAAAGACTGTGATTCCTATAACTTCGCGATCGAAGTTCTCATGTGTCAAATTAGAGAAGATGCCCTGTAATTCAGAAATTTTACTTGAAAGATACTGGTTGAAATAAGAAAGAAGGCTGTTCTCTATTGTCTGTTGATAATTTGCTTTCTCTGTCTCAATTCTAGCTCTTTGCTCTGCTTCTTTCTTTCTCTTCTGCTCTTCTTCATATTTGAACTTAGCATACTCATTGCGCTTTGCTACAAGCTTTCCGGGGATTGTGGTAGAATCTTTAGGATCAATCTCTTTTTCCTGTGAAGTGAAGAAAGAACGCACTCTATCAAAAATCTGTGTGATAGGTTTACGACGTTCATCCATATTTTTAATAGTTACACTAACCTTTTTCAAGTAGTCAGCTGCAGCCTGGTCTATTGCTTCATTCATACCTTCTCCCTCGATTGTATCAAGGAGAGTTTGACCAGCTTCATTGCATTTCTTGACAGAGTTAGTATTCCTTCCGATGATCTCCGGAAAGGATGAAAGAATGTTTTTTACCTCATCTATTTTGATTAATTCTGTTGCCATAATTGTTTTCTTAAATTGGTTAGTAAATACTTAGAATCCTCCGTTTGCATCATCTTCAGACACTGTTACTTGTACTGGTTCCGGAGCGTCTAATTGCTTTTCTTCTCCGAAAGGAGTCTTAGGGTCATCTACCGTTTGAGCAGGTTCATTCACCTTTTCTTCATCTACAATGCCATAGTCGATAACTTCTTCATCTTCCTGCTCTGTAGCCATCATAGTATACTTTCCGGTACGGACCTTAGGATAAGCATCAAAAGCGTGCTTAATCATCTTATTTTCTAAAAAGCCGGGATCAATGCCGCCACCATTCGAATAGTACAGCTCATTAGCTTTGCCTTCTACTCGTTGTCCATCTTTGTAGTATGAGTTGTTTTTGGCTGAAAACTTAGCCAGGCGCTGGATATCGCCTTCAAGTAACCATTGATAGTCTTCAGATCCGTCACAACGCACTATGCGAATGAACGCCCCTATTACATTAGAAGATTTACGAGGTATAGCGGCTGAATAAGTAATCTTCTTCACACCATTATCGAGACTGATAGAGAATATATCTCCTTCGTAAACAATAACCGGGTTATCCGCATATCTTATTTGTCCGGCACGCATACGCATAGTCAGTTCCCCATAACCAGTAACAGAAACACTAGCTCTTTTTTCATATCTATCATATCCTCGTTCATCTTTTTGGCCTGTTTTTACCTTTCGTGGAATGAGATAACAATGAGGATGTGATGTATTATCAAGTGATAGTCCATTTACAGCCATATCTAGGAAGCAACCAAACAAGGACATCTTAGTACACTCCGCCAAGGACGGGTTTTCACGTAGAACCTTCTGAAAATTGAATACTTCCTTGTGATATATTTGTTCGCCCATCTGAGTACCCCAAATAGCGTTGTACATCTGAATAAATTTCGTCTGTACATTTTCATTTTCGACAATTTTCGTTGCTGGAAGTGCATTAAGCTCCTCCACTTTAATTTCAATAATGTTACTCATAATTGTTTAAATATTAGTTATTTATTAGTCTCCTTGATATACTCCACGGCTGTATTCTTCCATTAATAGAAGATCCTCCGCAGTAGGTTGTTTAGTTATATCCATCTTACAAGGTGCCACCTCTGTAGGAGTTGGTTCAGAGCTACATATCCTTTTCTGTTCTTCTCTTGCATCAAGCTGCTTACCAATGCTTTCCTGTAGAGCCTTTAGCATCTCTGATGATTTCGGTATGTAGGTCATACGGCTAGTTGCATTAGTTGTTTGATAATATTGTCCGGTACTTTATTATGCAGGTCCATCATTGCGCTGGCTGTTTCCAGTTCTGAACGCTTCACATAATATTTCCCTCGTTCCTTATTATTTGCCGGATAAAATTTGATCCAGGCTTTTTCGCGCCATTCAGTGATAAGGCGTTTTCCGTATATATCTTCCGCTTGGGATATTGTTACCACTTCGGGAAGTAGTCCCAGCATCGTTAGCGTTTGAACAGTCCCAATTTTAATACATCGGGCGACCATCATTTCGAAGCAATTTTCCATAATCTCTAATTAGGCTGTTTCTTTGTTTAACTTTTGAATGGTGTTGAGCTGATTTATTACTGAAACACACCTGCATCTCTATGCTATGCTGCCTGATTAATATTGATTTTAGAGTTTACTTGTTATTGAAATAGATTGTTTTTCCTAGCATACTGAAAGAACTCTGCCAAGGAATGAACATCTATACGCCTAAAGGCATTCCGTTTATGTGTACGTACAGTTTCCAATGAAATGCAATACTTATCTGCTATTGCATTTTCTTCCATCCCTTCATAAAATGATCGCATAACGCTTAACTCACGTTCCGACAGTGTACTATTAAATTTTGGTTTACAGATTATTCCTTCATATTTACATTCACCCTTTAACGGACATTTGACCTCCTCAAAGTGAAAGTTTCCCATCTGATCAATATCCATTGTTGAATCGAACTCACCAAAATTACATTTAAGAAAACGACGTACTATTGAAAATTCAAACCAAGGGATATTATATCGTCGGTCTGTATATTCCAATGATGCTTTCTCCAGTGCTTCTGGCCAAAATATTCCCATTCGAGTTATGATTTCGGAAATAAACTCCCGATTTGACTGTTCCAATTGACGCGTACCACATTCATCGGTAATCATAACTTCACCTTTAGGAGTGAAATAAAATTCCATTCCAGTCATAATCATTCCTCCTTTCTTTCAGGAAATAAGGTTGCGACATCTGATTGTAAGATCTCAGCCACAATCTTTTTTTCAACCATACTGTTAGGTTGGGTATATCCATACATCCAGCAACGAACTGTATGACGATTACGTTGTGTCGCTTCTACAATAGCTGTAATAACATCTTCTTTAGGAGCTGATATGATAACTGGACGACGTTCTGCCTTTGGTAAGGCTGCAAAATACTCTGCTAGGGGTAATTTTTTGAGATTTGGGACAATATTATTGTCCGAACCATTTTTTTTGCTCATATTTGTAATGTTTTAAAGATTACGTTTTAAAATGTTTAATCGAAAGACACGGAGCTCTGAATCAAGTTTCTCAGGCCGGATGCAGGGCTTCCGTTTCTTTACTAAATGAAACTGTTATGAAAAATTTCATCAAGGTGATTGATGCCTATGATATTGAAAAGGTTATCAACATTGATTTTATCCAATCTTTATATAAAGATGAAGATTACACTATTATCCGATTCGGCAAAGATGATTGTATTTACGTCAAAGACTCTTATGAAGAACTAAGTCGTAAGCTTCTTAAATTGCCATCTGAAACAAAACCGTCTACACGTAAGACAGGACGAGGTTAAGAATCATCCTTTTTCTTGTACTTCTCCGGAAAGATGGCTTCTTTCTCTTCATCTGATAAGTAAGTAATATACTCTTTGATGAATAGATAGATCCTCTCGGCTGAAGCTGCTACTGCGTTAGGTGAAGCGTAATAGGTTTCAGTATAGTGATCGTAAGAATCAAAGGTTTTACTAATAGTTGCTTGTTGCACACACCATTTACGTAGTTTAGTATCCTGGTGATTGTGAATTAGACGAATAATAGGTCTCCGAAATGTAATTCCTAATATTATAAGAAGGAATACAAGGATAATTGAGGTCAATAAAAGCGTTGTCATAACTTTAATGTTTTAATGATTACGTGGCAAATATAAAAACAATGTTTTGAAATAAAAACAAATAGCAATACAAAGTTTTTATTTTAATATTAATTAAGAATATGGAGCTAAAAGAATTTATTGAAAATACATTGGTTGATATAGTGGAAGGAGTAAAATCAGCTCAAGAAAGATGTAATGCTCAAGATGTGCAGATAAGTCCAGGAAGAGTATATGATAGCGTCGCTTCAAAAGATTACACTATTCAGAATGTAGAATTTAATGTAGTGCTTGGCATGGATATAGGTAATGAAAAGGCAACTAAAAGAGCACTTCAAGTTATTCTTTCCAATATTGGGATTGGTATAAGCTCAGATGATGTTAACACGCATAGGAACAGCGAACAGACCACAGTCCATTTCACTGTTCCAATAAAATTGCCAACTAAAAAATAGCAGAAATATCATTCATCATCATTATTCCATTTTTCCTCACCAGTGAGGATGTAATGCAGTAAATAATTGAATGATAAAATTTCGACGTTTTCTTGGCTTGATAATCCTCTAATATACGCAAGCACCATTTCCTTGCGTATTTGAATGATTTCTTTTTCGTCCATGATTTTAATGTTTTAATGATTATGGCGCAAATATAAAAACAATGTTTTGATTTGAAATACAAAATGGATATAAAAAAAAGATTAGCATCAATACAAGCTGCAGTCAGATATTTAAAAGGTCAAGGTATTATAACCAAACAGCAGGATATTGTTGATAAAACAGGCTATACGAAAAGTACTGTTTCTTTAGCACTTAATGGAAATGAAAAATATTTAACCGAAAGTTTCATCAAAGAATTCAATAAAGTTTTTGGATCTTTATTCTGCGATCAATGGCTCCTTACGGGTGAGGGTAAAATGCTTAATGATGACAAGTACCTATTAAAGGATAATTCAGCTGTTATCAATGGAAGTGGTAACTCTGTCGTTTCAGGTGAGAATAATAAACTTGAAGTATCTAAATGCCAAGATGAATTAGAAGCAGCAATGCGTGAAATTCAATATCTAAAGAACATTATTAATGAGAAGGACAAACGTCTTGAAGAGAAGGATAAGCATCTTGCAGAGAAGGAACGATTGATTAATGTATTAATGAATAAATAGTATGTAGTTCCTTATAATATATGAAAAGGATATTATAGAATGACAAGAACGCCTCAATAAACTAAAACAAAACAACTTATAAAACTTTAGTATTATGAAAAACATTTTATTCACACTTTTTGCTATTCTCATCTTAACTAGCTGCAGCAAAGATGAAGAAGATTGGACTGAACTTAACAGCAATAACATTATAGGTTATTGGTCGACAGGAATCGAAGGTACTCACAAATTATTAAGTTTCGATGAGGATGGTACTGGCTCTTTTGGAATTTACAGCAATGCTACTCCAATTTCCTTTCAAATGTTCGATTATAAAATCGAGGAAGGTAGAATCTATATTTATGATGTATATCCAGACGAAAAGACTCCATATTATTTAGATTGTAAGATATCAGGCACGACTCTTAAAGTCGAAACCGGAAGTGAAGCTGGAACCTATAAGAAGCAAAAATAAAAGAATTTAGGAGCCCAATTAATTGATTATATAACACAAAAAACAATATGATGAAAAAGTTTTTTTATTTAACTGCAATACTAACCATAGTTTTGGTTTCATGTAATTCAGAAAAGAAGTATAAAGAAAAACTCTCTAATGCTGCTTCCATGATTGAGAAAGAAGCTAATTTAAGTGAAGCTATAGTTCTTACCTATTGTGATACTTGGAGAAAAGTAATTTATGATCATGAATACAATGGGGAGTATTGCACCGATTTCAATGAAGCCTTAGCAAAGCTTAATGAGTTCATAATCACAACAGATACGTATAAAAGGTTAAAACAAAAGAGAGATTCAATCGAGACTATAATGCCACTACTAAATGATTATCCTTCAAATTGCAAGGATGCTTATAATGAGTTAGTATCAATATATGCGGATGCAGATGAATTATTCAGATTTGCAGATGATCCTAGAGGGTCTTTATCTACATACTCAACAAAAACGACAGACCTTTTTCAAAAGATAGAAAAGTCCATGAAAGAATTTAAAGTTAAGCATATACAAAATAAATAAGGAGTCTAGTAAATTGATTGTATAACTAAAATATACGAGATTATGAAAGATTATTGTATCCTTCGCTATGATAACGAAGAGGGAATTTATAGAGTATTCAAACAACAAGAAGATTTTGTATTAGAAGAATTGCCACGTATTGGAGAGAAAGTAGTGTATAATGTCAACGGCATTGCTCATATTTCAGAAGTTATTGACATTCACTATAATATAACGAATGGTGGGGTTGACATCGTAATTTCCAAGGAACAGTTGTATACTGATTATAAATGTACACTCGATTCTTTAGGCGCTTTATAGACTCTCGATTTCAGTATAAGCCGATACTCTACACTTGTGTATTGAGATAGCTCTTTATATTGATTGAGAGTTAATAATTCACCTGTAACAGATGGTTCCTTCCCCTCTATTACATATTGAAGTAATTTATTAAATTGAGAACTTTCCATAGTGTTTTCTTTTAAAATATAAATGTATGGAAGAAAAAGACAAAACAATCGCTTCCCTCCGGGAGCAGCTTCGGAAAGCATTGCAGAAAAACAGTGCCCAGGATCAAGAGATAGCTCTCTTGAATTATGAGTTAGAAAGGGCTAAAATGAAGCCCTCAAAATAGCGTTCTTTGAACTATCTTTGAAATGGTTAGCTCACATCATTATAATTGACTGATATGTAGCTGAATACCCTTTATTATCATGCTGCTTTGGGAGCAGGGGGTCGTGGGTTCGAATCCCGCTACCCCGACGAAAAAAAAAGAGTTACATTAAGTAGCTCTTTTTTTTGTTTATGCAAAAATATTATTTCAAATGCAAATAGTATTGTAAGCCCCCGATAAAGTACCCGTATAAAAAAGAATCGCTATAGCAAATCGAAC